GGCGATGGGCTGCGCCGGGCCGACCACTCAACAGCCCCCTCAGCCCGAGTTCGGAGACAACACTCATGGCACTGCGCCCATACGAAGAGCTCGCGCCCGAGCCGCTGGCGTTCCCGATCAACGGCAAGGTCTACACGGTCCCGCCCGTGGGCTACCGCGAGGGGCTTCGCCTCACCGAGATGATCCAGACCGGCCCGACCGGGAAGTTCGAGGAGTCCGCCGAAGACGTGTGGCGGATGGTCCTCGGCCCCACCTACGACCAGATGAAGGCCGACAACGTGCCCGGCGACGCCCTCGCGCGGGCCGCGTTCACTGCCCTCACCGACTTCCAGTTCGGGCGCGACGCGGCGGAGGTCGTGTGGGAGTCCGGCCTTGACCCAAAAGCTTTGAGCGAGGCGATGGCGAAGAGGACGGCGGCAAAGCCACCGGCTTCGACGCGATCGCGAAGTACGGCATCGGCACCCCGAACGAAGACGGCATCTACCCGGCGTACGACGTCCCGGACGAGGTAGTCGAGCCAAGGATGTCCGTCCTCGACCTCGTCGACGACTGGTCGCTCGTGGTCGCGGACTTCGCCTCCGAGTACGGCATCCGGCTGGCCGTCACCGACGTCACGTGGCGCGAGTTCGTGCACCTCCTCCACGGCCTCCTGACCGTCCCCGAGACCCGTCTCTACCGAGTGGCGGAGCGCAAGCGCGAGGAGGACTGACCCATGTCCACTGACGTTGGCGAGATCGTCGGCTACCTCCGGCTCGACGGCACGCAGTTCCGCGAGGAGGTCGCCGCGGCGATCGCGGAGCTGCGTGTCCTGTCGGGGCAGACCGTCAACGTCGACGTCAAGTCCGACGGGCTGGCGCGCATGCCCTCGACCGCGCGGTCGGCGGCGGCGTCCCTCGACGCGTTGCAGCGGGTGGAGCGCGACGTCGCTGACGCCACGAACCGGGTCAACCTCGCCCAGCTCCGACTGTCGGAGCTGAACGAGTCCGGCAAGGCCAAGGCGTCGCAGCTCATGAACGCCCAGATGGCGCTGACGAAGGCCCGCCGCGCCGAGCAGGACGCGATCATGGCGACCTACGCGTCCAACCTGGCCCTGTCCGCCGCTGAGGAGCGTGCGGCGGCGTCCGCTGGCCGCGCCTCCGCCGAGACGGACAAGTACGGCAAGAGCGCCGCTGCGGCGCAGCGGTCAACCGGTGCGCTCCTGACGTCGATGCTCTTGCTCGGCCCGGCGATCCTGCCGCTCGCGGCGGGCGCTACCGCCGTCGCCCTGGCCTTCGGCGGGATGGGCGTCGCTGGCATTACCGCCTTCATGGGCATCAAGGACGAGATGTCCCGCGGCACCACCGTGGGACTCGCCTACATGTCCGGCATCAACCAGCTCGCGAGCGCGTTCGCCCGGCTGTCCGACGTCGCCGCCGTGAACATCCTCGGGGACTTCGAGAACACGGTCGCCGGAATCCTCTTGAAGATGCCGACCCTGACCACGGAGATCGGCCAGCTCGCCACGATGACGGGCCACGCCGCGTCCGCGGTCATCGGCGGGCTCCTGAACGCCTTCATCCAGCTCGCACCCTTCCTCGACCAGGTCGTCGCGAAGATCGTCGGCCTGGCGAACGAGTTCGAGACCTTCACTGCCGGAAACGGCTTCGCCAAGTTCGCCGGGTACATCACCGCCGAGCTGCCGGACATGATCAACTTCCTGTCCCAGCTCGTCGAGCTCGTCGCCCACCTGGTGGCAGCCCTCCTGCCCTTCGGGTCCGGCATCCTCTCGGCGCTCGAAGTCTTCATCAGCGCGCTGAACAGCATCCCGATCAACATGCTGACCCTCCTGGCCCAGCTCGCCCTGTCGGTGTTCGCCGGGTTCAAGACGTGGGAGGCCCTGACGGGCATCATCGAGGGCGTCGTCGAGACCTTGAAGGCCCTCAACACGACCCTCGAAATCAGCGAGGGCGTGCTGCGGAACGTCGACATCGCGGCCTCGGTCATCGGTGTCGCCATCGCTGCCTTCTCGCTGATCCTGGCCCACAACTCGGAGGCCAGCGAGGAGGCGAAGCAGAAGCAGGAGGCGTACGCCGACGCCCTCCGGGACTCGAAGGGTGCCGTCGACGACGCCGTCCGGTCGGTCGCCGCGAAGCAGCTCGAAGAGGAGAAGGCGCTCCAGACCGCCGAGGAGCTTGGCTTCTCCCTGTCGGACGTCACCTCGGCTGCCATCGGCCAGAAGGACGCCGTCGAGAAGGTCATCCCGGCCCTCGACGGCATGGTCCAGGCCGGTCAGAAGACGATCACCACCCAGACGGGCACGATCCACACGTCGACCGAGATGGCCCAGAAGGCTGCGGCGCTGAAAGAGGCGATCCTGGGGCAGACCGACGCCCTCCAGTCCCAGATCAGGACCCAGAAGGCCGTGGACGCCGCGTCCGCCGTGACGCAGGCGAACATGACCCTGGAGGAGCAGAAGACTCAGGCCCTCGCTCACGCCTACCACATGTCGACGACGGCCTACCAGGCGGCGACGCAGGCCCAGAAGGACGACGCCGCCTCCCTGGCGACGACCACGGCCAAGATGCAGCTCGAAAACGATGCTGCCGGGCTGTTGAAGAACGCCCTCGACCGGCTCAACGGCAAGGCGATCTCGGCGGCTCAGGCCCAGCAGCAGTTCGACAGCTCACTCGTCTCGATGACGAAGGCCCAGAACTCGGCGGGCAAGGCCGTCCACATCACCAGCGGCAACATCAACGACCTGTCGTCGGCGTCGGTCCAGGTCCGCGGCTCGCTCAACCAGCAGATCACTGCGCTGGAGCAGGTCGTCGAGGCCAACGGTGGCCTGTCGAACAGCACCGGGAACGCCCGCGCCCAGATGATGCGGATGCGGACGGAGATCATCAACAACGCGGTGGCGCACGGGGTCGACCGGAAGGCCGTCACCGACTACATCGACAAGCTGTTGAAGATTCCGAAGAGCATCCCGCCGACGAAGCTCCAGGTCGACAAGGCCGGGGCGGAGGCGGCGATCAACGCCTTCCGGGCGCACCTCCTGTCGCTCGCCGGGAAGACCGTCACCACGTACGTCCGCACCTACACGTCGACGTACGACACGATGGGCGGCGCGGGCGGCGTGTCCGGGCACGGGATGCTGCGCAAGTTCCGGGGCGGCATCGAGTCCTTCCGGGAGGGCGGCTTCCGCGACGTCGGCTTCCAGTCCTTCGCGGACGGCAAGCTGCCCTCGCAGGCCATGATCGCGCCCGACGGCGCCAACCTCGTCCAGTGGGCTGAGCGCGGTACCGGGGACGAGGCGTTCATCCCCCTCGGCTCGGGCAACCACGCCCGCTCGGTCGCCATCTGGGAGGAGGCGGGCCGTCGCCTCGGCATGGCTGTCGGCGCGCACTCGTCGCTGGCCGGGCTGGAGATCACCGGCACGCTCGACACCCCGTGGGGTCCGTCCGAGCTGCGCGGCCTCGTCCGCTCCGAGATCAAGTCCGCTGGCGAGCAGTCCGTCGTGTCAGACCGACTCAGGAACGGGGTGGGCAGGGCATGAGCGATGCCATCGAGGTCAGCGAGGGTCGCCCCGTGCAGCTTCACGAGCTGCACGGGCGCGACGCCGCCCAAGTGGCGCGCCACCTCGGCTACGACGACGCCAAGGGCGTCTCGGTCGAGGACGACGTCGTCGTCATCCACGTCCTGACGAAGCGGAAGAAGCTGCGTCAGGTCCGGCACCAGATCGGGGGCTGACGATGACCACGTGGGGCGCATGGACGAGCGACGGTCGCCTCGAAGCCGGTTTGGCACTGTCCTACTCGCCGTCGACGATCAGTCACACGACGGCGTCGGTGACGGTGTTCTGGACCCTGTACGGCAAGTCGAAGTACGCCTCGAACGAGTCGGGCTCGACGGCGACGCCGTGGGCCATCTCCGGGTCGCACTCGGCCTCCGGCTACGGCGGGGGTTGGAACGTGGGCGCGGGCGGCACGTGGGTCGTCGCCTCCGGCTCGTTCACCGTCAACACCTCGTACACCCAGACGGTGACGGTGAGCCTGTCCGGGCACTTCACGTCGTCGTTCGCCTACCCCGGCGACACCGCCTACGTGTCGGCGTCCATCGTCATCCCCAAGCGCCCCATCGCCCGCCCCGCGGACCCGACCGGGTGCTCCTGGACTCGGACGTCGGACACCCACCAGACGGTGACGTGGGTCAACACGAGCCCGACCGACGCTGCCGCGCCGTACACCAACCTGTACGTGCAGCGGCAGACCGACGGCGGCTCGTGGGTGCAGATCGCGAAGCTCGGCGTGGTCACCAGCTACACCGACCTCGGGACGTCCGCGAACCACTCCTACCGGTACCGGGTCTACGCGTCGAACAGCGCGGGCAACTCGAACTCCAGCTACTCGACGACGTTCTACACGACGCCGAGCCCGCCCACGGGCGTCACCGCGGCGAAGACCGCCTCCGGGGACATCACTGTCACCTGGACCGACGCGTCGCCGTTCAACGACACCTTCGCCCTGTGGCACGCCGCCGACGGGGTGTGGGACGGTGCCGCGCTGACGAGCTCGATCGCGAACGGCACGAGCTCGTACACGCACACCGCGCCCAACCCGGCTCAGACCCACGAGTACCGGATGACGTCGCACGTGGCGACGCCGAGCCTGACGTCCGGCTACTCGACCACGTCGAACACGGTGCAGCTCGAAGCACCGCCGAACGCGCCGACGAGCCTCGCCCCGAGCGGGACCGTCGTCGACGGCAGCAACGACATCGTCCTGACGTGGCAGCACAACTCGGTCGACACGACCGCGCAGACGAAGTACGAGGTCCAGTACCAGGTCGACGGTGGCGCGTTCACGTCGATGGGGCAGGTCACCTCGACGGCGTCCACGTCGACGGTCACCGCGGGCACGTGGGGCGCGAACGGCCACACCATCGGCTGGCAGGTCCGAACGTGGGGCGCTGACGCCACCGGAGGCTCCGACGGCACTGGAGCGTCGCCCTGGTCGGCAACGGCCTCTGTGCCGCTCTCGTCGACGCCCACGGCTGTCGTGAACACGCCTGACGGCGTGACCGACGTGTCGACGGCGACGCTGACCGGCACGTGGGGCTACGCGCAGGCTGAGGGCTCGCCCGAGGCGCAGTGGCGCGCGAAGCTGTACGACGCCACCGGGAACCTCCTGGAGACGAAGACCGGCACGACCGAGCTCACCGTCGAGATGGCGACGCAGCTTTCCGACGCGACGACGTACCAGTTCGGCGTGTCCGTGCAGTCCGCTGCCGGGCTGTGGTCGACCGAGGACGTCGTCACGTTCAACGTCACCTACGCCCTCCCGCCGCTGCCGACGATCTCGGGGCTGTGGGTGGCGGGTACCGGGTCGGTCGCCCTCACCGTGGACTGCCCGGACCCGGTCGACCCGCAGGTGCCCGCCGACCACCTCCAGGTGTGGCGCTTCGACGGCTACGACGCGTGGGTGCTCGTGGCCGACAACGTCGCTGTCGGCTCGACCGTCACCGACCGCATCCCGCCGCTGCGCGCGATCAACACGTACGCCGTGGTCGCTGTGTCCGCGACGCCGTCGCTGAACGGGACGACCGAGCTGCGCCGGAACTACGCCACCAACCCGGCGTACCGGACGACGTCCGCGACGACCGAGGTTCGCCGGAACCTCCTGTCGCTGGGGCTGCCGACCGTGGTCGCTCCCGTCAACGGCACGTGGACCGGGCCTTCGCTGACGCTTGGCACCGAGGACCGGGACTTCACCCGGCTCACGGTGGCGACGACGTCGGGCACGGCCACGGGGGGCGGGTTCGCGTTCGGCTCGGCTGGCGCTGACACCCTCCCGGTCGTCGCCGGGAAGACCTACTCGGTCAGGGTGTTCGCCCGGTGGAGTATGGGCGGCTCAGGCACGGCGTACGCGCTCCTGCGCTGGTACGACGGCACGGGCGCCCAGGTGGGGGACAACTCCGCGGCCACGCCGAACTACACGATGACGGCGGGCGTGTGGCAGGAGTTCGCCATCTCGGGTGTCACGGCGCCCGCTGGCGCGACCCGCGGGTTCGTCACGGTCTACCACGTGTCGGGCGGTGCGGGATGGGCGGTCGGGGACACCTTCGACGTCTCCTACCCGCAGATGGAGCTCGGCCCGACGGCACTGCCGTACTTCAACGGGTCGTCCACCCCGCCCGACGGGCTCACGTTCTCGTGGACTGGCGCGATCAACGCGTCGGCGTCGTCCGCGATGCCGACCGACGGCTCCCTCACGGCGGGCGCGATCGGCTACCTGCGCTCGACGTGGCAGCTCCCCGGCGCCGCCACCGACGGCACCGACGTGGCTGCGGCGTACGTCGGGGCGAGCACCAGCAACATCCTCGTGTTCTCCGAGGACTCGCCTGCCGCCGCGCCTGACGACCTTGTCAAGGGGCGACTGCGGGCGCGCCTGGTCGGAGCTTCGGCCCCGATGACGCTCACGCCCAAGCTGTTCGCCTACACGGCGGCGACCGTCGGCATCAGCGCCATCAGCACCGGGCCGAACGTGGACCTGCCGATCGACGGTTCGTGGGTCGACCTCGTCGTCCCGGCAGGGACGTGCCCGGCCTCGACGGCGCAGGCGCGCTTCTACGTCACCGTGAACGGGGCGGCGGACAACGACGCGATCATCCAGGTGTCGAACCAGCTCATCGAGAAGGCCGCTGCCGTCGGGGAGCAGCCGGGCTCGTACTTCGACGGGTCCAGCATCTCCGACACGAGGCACTTCTACTCGTGGGCGGGCACGGCTGACGCGAGCGCGAGCATCGACGTCGGGAAGATCATGGTCGACGTCGACACGACGCCCGGCTGCCACCACGTGTGGGTGAACGCGGGGCCGGGGTTCGAGCAGGCGGTGTGCTTCACGACCGGCATCGACATCAGCCGCGACGACGGCATCGAGAAGGCGCTGAACCGGTACGCCGGGCGGACGAAGCCTGTCGAGTCGATGGGCGAGCAGACCGAGCAGGTCATCTCGCTGCGGGCCACGAAGTACGCCCCGATGGTCGCGTCCGCGGTGGCGGCGGAGACGTCGTCGCTGGCTGACATCGCCACGCTGTCGAAGCTGGCCGCTCCGGCGTGCATCCGCACCCCGGACGGCATGCGGGTCTTCGTGTCGACCGGCATCCCGTCGTTCGGCGGGGAAGGCAGCGCGAAGGTCCGCACGATCGCGTGGTCGTTCACCGAGGTCGACTACACCGAGCCGACGGGCTCCTGACGGGAGGTGGGCGTCATGGCTGGGTTCTCCGCGCCGAGGCTGGACAGCTCGGCCACGCCTGACCCGCTGACCGGCTCACGCACGGAGAGGTGGAGCTGGACGCTTCTCGACCTGAACGACGCCCCGATCGGGACGTTGGACGGCGTCGAGAGCGCCCAGCTCACCTACTCCATCTTCAACACGATCCGGTCGGGCGGGACGATGCAATGGTCGTCGGGCGGCAACAACGCGCCCGACTGGACGCAGGTCCGGCTCCAGCCGGTCTACTCGGCCACCCTCCAGGACGGCTCGACGGTGTCGTGGCCGTTGGGTGTGTTCATCCCGGCAGCGCCGAAGGCGTCCTGGTCGGACACCGGCCAGAAGCGGACCGTGCAGCTCTTCGACAAGCTCCTCGTCCTCGACGGGGACCACTTCGAGGAGTCGTTCGCGCTGCCCGCGGGCACCGTCGTCACCGACGCGATCCGCACGATCATCAGCGACGCCGGGGAGACGAACGTCGCGGTCACCGACTCGACGGCGACCCTGTTGACGGGGATGGCGTGGCAGGCGGACACGTCGCGCCTCCAGGTCATCAACGACCTCCTCGCCTCGATCAACTACTTCTCGCTGTGGTGCGACGGCAACGGCGCCTACCGGGCGGACCCGTACACCGCCCCGAGTAGCCGCCTGGTCGTGCGGAACTTCATCGACGACGAGGCGTCGATCTACTCGCCCGAGTTCGACCACACCCTCGACATCTTCGACGCCCCGAACAAGATCATCCTGATCAGCACGTCGGACGGCACCAGCCCGGCGCTGACGTCGGTGGCGACGAACGAGGACCCGAACTCGCCCACGTCGTTCCCGGCCCGCGGGCGCTGGATCAGCCGCACCGACTCGAACGTGCAGGCGAGCTCGCAGGCGGTCCTCGACGCCCTCGCGGCGCGCCGACTCGCGGACGCCACGCAGGTCTCCTCTGTCATCACGTTGAAGCACGCGCCCGTGCCCGACGTCATCCTCAACTCGGTCGTCACCTTCCGGCGTGTGCCCGCGGGCCTCGCCCTGACCGGGGTCGTGCAGTCGATGACGGTGTCGACGGCGGTGGGCGCTCTCGTGGAGACGCAAATCCAGGAGGTGCAGACGTGAACGACTCCCGGATCGGCGTGATGACGGGGGTCAACCCCTACCAGGTGCAGATCGACGGCGAGTCGCTGCCGCTGAACCTGGCCCCGGTGGTCCTGTCGACGGTCAACGTGGGCGACTACGTGTGGTGCCAGTTCTTCGGTCAGCAGCTCGTCGTGTTCGGGCGCATCCAGGACGGCTCGATCCCGCAGCTCGGCTCGACGGAAGACCTGGACGCGTTCGTCTACACGGGGCAGTGGGGGCAGCCGCTCAGCGCGAACACGTCTCTGGCGCACAACTACCCGGCGACGACGGCGGGGTTGCTCGAAGTCTTCCGCAGCCACCCGCAGGGTTCGATGGTGCACCAGCGGTACTCGGTGTACGGCGGGAACCAGGTGTGGTGGCGGACCTACTACAACGGCACCTGGAACCCGTGGGTGCTGATCGGCTCCGGCATCAAGGCCAACGTGACGGTCGCCTCGGGATGGACGGTCCGGTCCGGCTACGGCTTCACCGTGACGCAGCTCGGAAACCACCTGGCGGTGGTGAACGGTGCGCTCCAGAACACGTCGGGGGCGACGCAGACGACGTCGACGGTGACGAACGCGGGCGGCTTCCCGTCGTGGGCGTGCCCGCCGACGGGCTCCACGCAGGTCGTGATGCTCGGCGGCAACTCGATCGTCGCGTCGTCGTCTGCGAACCAGCCCACCCTGGAGATTCACAGCGACGGCTCGTCGACGGCGTTCGGCCTGTCGCTCGCCGCAAACGGCTTCGTGTCGGTCGTCGGCACGTACAACACCATCTGAGAGGGGTCCACCGATGACCGCAGCACCAGTGGACCTGACCGGGTACACGGACGACGAGCTCATGACTCTCGCCTCGCAGGTTCGGGACGAGCAGGCGAAGCGGGCGACGATCGCGAACGCGCCTGCCCAGATCAGCCACATCAACGCGAAAGTCCTTGCAGCGCAGGGGGTTTCACAGGGGGAAGCGTGGGTCCAGCCGACCGACGCGACCAATGCTTACCCGATCGGCTGGACCGTGACCTACAGCGGGAAGACGTGGCAGTCCCTTATCGCCGCGAACACGACGACGCCCGGCGACCCGGCAGACCCCCAGAACTACCGGTGGTGGCAGGACATGACTCCGGCGCCGCCGACGAGCGGACCGCCCGCGTGGTCCGGTGCTGGCGTCGCCTACGCCGTCGGTGACGTCGTCACCTACAACGGCCAGACGTACCAGTGCCTCCAGGCACACACCTCACAACCGGACTGGACGCCCGCCGCCGTGCCTGCCCTGTGGCAGGCGGTCGCGGCTTCGTGAAGGGACTTGAGCCGTGAACGCTCTCGCCGCCCCCATCATCGAGCTCGGCGCTGTCGCAACGGCGCTCGTAGCCATCGCCATCGTCGTCACCCGCACGCTGCGCAAGGCGATGGTCCCCGTGAAGAAGCTGCACTACTTCCTCGACGACTGGTTCGGCGTGCCCGCCCGCCCAGGGGTGCCCGCCCGGCTCGGCGTGATGGCCCGCCTCGACGCGATCGAGCACGAGCTGCACCCGAACAGCTCGATGTCGATGCGTGACGCGGTCGACCGGATCGAGCAGGCGGTGTCCATCGCCCCGAAGATCGAGCGGATCGCGGCTGCCGTCGATGGCGGCGAGTCGCTGCACGCCGACCCCCCGGCGTCACCGCCGAGCGCGTAGCGCCTTCCGTCGGGCGCGGTCAGCGAGGGCGTCGACCAGGAGCTCCAGGCCGAGCGCGAGCAGCATGAACAGGATCACGGCGACCCAGCGCAGCACGACGAGGGCGACCAGGACGGCCAGAACGATCAGGACGATCTCAACGGGGCTCATGACGTTATGCTATCCCGTGGTACTCCATGAGACACTGACGGCATGGAAAAGCCCTGCGAGGTCTGTGGGCGGACCGAGAACAAGCCCATGTGCTACCGCGGCGAGCCGTGGTGCTGCCACCGACACAAGCAACAGGTCGAGCGTCGCCACGCCGACGCCCTGACTGCGAAGGGGTGAGCTCGATGGGCGATGACATCGTTCCGGCGCACGACCAGAAGATGACCCTCCACATCATCGCCCACATCCCCCCGCACCCGCCCCGCGAGGACGACCCGCACTACCACCTGTTCGAGCAGGCGAAGGCGCGGATGAAGAGGCTCGGCCTCTGGCGGTGCGCCATCAACGACGACTACTGCGGCGGGCAGATCGAGCTGCACCACATGCACGTCGAGTTCTCCCAGCAGGAGGGCGCCGACCGGGACAAGGTCAACGCCGCCCTCGGGCTGCACCTGGAGGACGACGAAGCCTTCGCGGAGTGGATCGAGTCGCCGGGGAACCTCGAAGCCCTCTGCGTCAACCACCACCGGACCCACTACGGCGTGCACGTGCTCCCGCACGCCCTCTGGGAGGCCGTGCGCTGGCGGCGCGCGGGCACCAACACGGGAGCCGAGTTCGTCTCCGCCGCAGACGCGGAGGCACACGAGAAAGGCACCAGCCCATCATGACCATGAACGGCATCGACATCAGCGGCTACCAGTCGCTCACGACCCTCCAGTCGTGGCTCCCGAAGATCGACTTCGGCATCGTCAAGGCGACCGAGGGCCACACCCTGCGGCTGTCCTCGCACGCCCCCCGCGTCGCGGTCCTCCGCGTCGCGGGCAAGCACGTCGCCCACTACCACTACGCCTGGCCGGAGAACGGCGGCGCTGCCGACGCGGCCAACTTCCTCAGCTTCGTCGACGCGCAGCCGGGCGACATCCTGGCGCTCGACTTCGAGCCGTTCCACTCCCACGCACCGGTCTCGGTGTGGCCGGAGTACGTCGTCGACTTCGCCAACGCGGTCCACGCCAAGTACGGGGTGTGGCCGGTCCTCTACTGCGAGGACTACCACCTCAGCAAGCTCATGGCCGCGTGCACCCCGGAGCAGGCGAAGTTCATCCGAGACCTGCCGCTGTGGAAGGCGGGCGCGAACAACGCCTACATCCACACGAGCTCGGCGCCCGCATTCCGGGGCGACCTGCACGGCTGGCCGGTCGTGACGTTCTGGCAGTGGACCGACCTTCCGCTCGACCGGGACGTCTTCTACGGCGACGCGTCGACGTGGGCGAAGCTCGCTGTCCCTGGCGGAGCTGTGGCCGCGGTCCACGAGTCGCAGCCGACGAGCTCGCGCAGCGACGCGCGCCCGGCGCTGCCGACGCCCGCCCCGGCCCCGGCCCCGGCGTCGCACTCGACCAGCTACACGGTGCACTCGGGCGACACCCTGTCCGCGATCGCGAGCCGCTACCACGTGACGGTGGCCCAGCTCGTCTCCTGGAACAAGCTGTCGAACCCGAACCTGATCTACCCCGGTCAGGTGCTCCACATCGGCTCGACCGCCGCGGGCATCTCGCACCACCTGCCGCGGCACTACACGGTCGTCAAGGGCGACACCCTCGGCGCCATCGCGAAGCGGTTCAAGGTGACCGTCGCCGCGCTGGCCCGGTGGAACCACATCGCCAACCCGAACCTGATCTACCCCGGTCAGAGCCTCCGCGTCGGCTGACGCCCAGGCGAGCTCACGAGAAAGGAACAGCCCATCATGAACTCCTCGGTGAAGACGTGGGCCGTCGACACGGGCGTGAAGGCCGTGAAGACCGCCGCGCAGACCCTCGGCGCGCTCCTCGGCGCGTCGGCGTTCAACGTGCTGCACAACGTCCCCTGGCAGGACGACCTCGGCATCGCGGTCGGTGCGGGGGTCCTGTGCATCCTCCACAACGTCAACTCGTTCCCCGCGGGCAGTGACGTCGTCGAGGCGCCGGATGCCCCGGTGGACGTGCCCGCTGCGCCCGCTGCCTGACGCGCTCAGACGCGAACAGAGCCCCCTGGTCCTTCGGGACCGGGGGGCTCTTTCGTGCGTTCTCAGGCCGTTCTCGGGAGCGGCTTCTTCCCGAAGTCGGGGTCGACCCACCGGCAGTCGGCGCAGAGCTCGGCGGGCCTGTCGGCCTTGACGGTGCGGAGGAGACCGCAGCGCACGCACGGCTTCCTGGCTGCACGGGGCTTCCCGGCTTCCGCGGTGCCGCGCTGGCCGCGCACGACGTGGCCCTTGACGGTGCCGGGCAAGTCACCTCACCTCCACCCAGCGGCGCATGTGCACGCCCCAGCCGTAGTTGTGGCGGGTCGTCGACCACTCCTCGGGTCCGCCTTCGTCGGCCCACGGCGCCTTCGGGCCGGAGCAGTGCCGGTCGGCCCATCGCTTCGCGACCTCTTCGTGGTCGGCGTAGGCGACGCCGTCGAACACGTCCTTCGGGATGGTCACCGACTCGACCTGCATGCGCTTGCCGACTCGGTCCAGGTGGCGACCGATGAACGCGGGCTGCCGGTGCACGAGGCCACGCTGCACCTGCACCCAGGTCGCCGGGTCCAGCTCCATCGAGAACAGCACCTCGCCGCTGGCGCCGTCGTTCGCCTCCACGGTGACGGTCCACTCACCGTCCCCGTTGGGGGACGGGATGCCGACCCGGAGCTGCACGTCGCCGTTGGGGGTGAGCATCACTCGGTCACCGTCACAGCTTCGACGGGCCGCTCGTCGTTCCACATGTCGCCGTCGTCGTCGACGAAGACGGGGTGGAGGCCGACGGCGGCGTTCGGCTCTCCGGCGAACCACGCCTCGGTGGTGAGGACGACGCGCTGGACGTCGCCGCGCTGGAAGCCGATGAGGCGGGCCGGGGTGCCGTGCCAGAAGTCCTGGCGCGCGACGGCGCCGTCGTCCTCGATGTGCCACGGGTACGGGAGCGGCAACTTCGGGTCGTACTCGGCTGCCGGGTTGCTGGTCTGCGCGGGCTGGATACTACGCATGGGTGGTGCCTTCCTGGTGGAGTGGTGGGTGGTGGATCAGTCGGTGTCGGGGACGGCCCGCAGGCGCTCGTGCGAGGCGCCGAGCCGGTCCATGAGGTCCGTGTAGCCCTCGCCGTCGACGACGGTCAGAGCGGGCCGGAGAGCGTCACCGAAGCGGTCGAGGAAGACCGCCTGCGGCATCTCGAACGAGGTGCGGGACCACTCGCGGTGGGCCTTGACGTAGGTGAAGTGGACGTGGCCCCCGCGGACGTCGGTGACGACCATCTCGGCCTTCGGAGCGTCGGACCAGACCTGGTGCCGGTCGGGCTGCCAGCCCGGCGCGAGGAACCGGTCGTGGGTGAAGCGGTCACCCCTCTTCGGGCGGCTCACTGAGGCACCTCGTCGAACGCTTCCCACGTGACGCGGTAGCCGCGCGCCTGGCGAGGGCGGGCCGTGAAGTGGGCGAGGACGTCGGCGCGGTGGTCGCGCTTCCAGAGCTCGCGGGTCTGGTGGTTGTCCCAGAGCCATGCGGGCACGTAGCCGCCGAAGATGACGCTCGTGTCGCCGTCGGGCTTCGTGACGGTGGCGCGGATGAGGACGGGAGCGCTGTCCGGGACGGGGTCGCCGCAGACGGAGCACTCGCCGTCGAGGCGGGTGTCGCACTCGTGGAGCGGGCCGGAGCTGTCCGGCTCGACCATGAGCTTGTCCGCGGCGTGCTCGCGGTGGGCTGCGAGGCTGGCGTCGGTCTGGGTGCCCCACGGCGCCTTGACGGTGCCGGTGGCCCCGCAGACACAGCGCCACCCGGCGTGGGTCGGGTAGCGGAGCGGCGAGCCGGAGGGGACCTGGAAGAGTCCGGCCAGCTCGTGGCTCTCGGTGGGGGTGGTGGTGGTGTTCATGGTTCCATGATACGCCATGACACACCACGGTACAACTGTGGAGCGCAAGAAACCCCACTCTCGACAGGGGATGCGAGGGTGGGGTTCCGTCTTCGAGGCTACTCCTACACGCCGCCCCAATAGCCGTCGGGCTTCTCGGGCTGCGGACGCGTGGGCGTCTCCGTGGTCGCGGCGTCACTCCCGTCAACGAGGCCGAAGGCCGCGACCGTCGCCTCGTCGACGTGGGCCTGGCCGACGTTCCTCGCGGCAGCCGTCGTGAGGTAGCCCCACGACTTCCAGCCGCACGAGCAGACGGCCTTGTGCGGGTACCGGGCACGTCCGTCGGTCTCGATGGTCAGCTCGTGCATCAGCGCACCCCCTCGCGGACGCCGAGAGCCCACTCGATGCCCTCGGCACGCGAGATGTTGACGAGGCGCCAGCCCTGGCGACCTCCCTCGACGTCGAGCTGGCGAAGCGCTCCCTCCAGGTAGTCGGTGCGGACGGGGGAGGCGGGGACGGCGGCGGTGCCGTATCCGGCGCGGACGGCCTCGAACGCCATCGCGATGTTCTGGCCGGTGAAGCTGGAGGTCATGGTGTGCCCTTCGGAGTGGTGGAGTGACTTGCTGTATTCCATAGTACGGCATGAGACATTATGAGACAAGAGGGAGCACGAGAAAGCCCCTGTCCCGTGGAGGTGAGACAGGGGCTTTCGGTCAGAGAGCCGCGGCGACCTTGTCGACCAGGCCGTCGAGGGTCGGGTCGTCGACGATCCGGGTGGCGCGCTTGTCCTCGTCGCGGATGGGGAGCATCCAGTCGACGTACTCGGTCACGACGTTGTAGGCGCCCCAGCGGGTACCGCGGATGCCCTCGGTGGTCTCCGAGTTCTTCCACAGGTCGAGCACCTTGGCCTGCCGGTCGAGCCGACGGCGCTTCACCAGGTCGGTCTCCTCGTCCTTCGGCTCGGGGAAGACGGTCGCCTCGATGAAGCTCTTGAACTCGGCGTCGTCCATCGGCTTCGCGAACAGCGAGTTGCCCCAGCTCTCGAACTCGGAGAAGTAGTCCCACATGACCCCCAAGGTCTCCTGCGCGTCCTCGACCTTGGCGGCGACGTCGCCGGAGTGGCGCGCCGACCAGGTGCGCTCGGCCTCCAGGAGCGCCAGCCGCTCCGTGTTGGCGCAGACGGGCCGGATCGGGGTGGCCGCGACGGTGAACTTGCCCAGGCCGTCGTGCCGGTTCGTCGCCATCAGGTACAGGTCGACGGCGTCCCTCCCGCCGATCAACAGGCCCTTGGGTGCCTTCATCGAGACGAAGACCTTGCGACCGTTGTAGAGGCTGGCGACGGTCTCGAAGTGCGCGCCGGACTCACCGACGAGCGCGTTCAGGAACTCGGCGTTGTCGAGGTTCTGGACGACCTGATAGCGCTTGCCGACGACACCCAGCACCTCGTACTCCCCGGTGAAGGGGTTCTGGCGGACGGTGACGAACTTGTCCTTGACGTCGACGTTCGTGACGCCGTCGGGGGTCAGGACGGTGGCGGTGAGCGGTTGCTTCTCGACGGTGAAGTCGGCGTGGGCGAGCTCCAGCGCCTCCTCGGCGGTCTTCGCCTCGGTGGTGACGGTGCCGAGCCGGTGCCAGGCGTCGAGCTTGTGGGAGTAGAACGCGGCCTGCGAGCCGTGGGTCTCGATCTCGTGCGACATGGGTGTTGCGGTCCCTTCGGAGCGGTGTGGAGTGGTGGCAGTTCTTCCTGACTGCCAAATCCCATGCTACGCCATGACACACCATGAGACAACCCCGAACTCACTGTAGGATCGACGCATGCTTTCCGCTATGACGCCCCATGCGTCGCCCTGCGTCGCCATGCGTCAAACGTGCGTCAGAAGGGTGAAACATGGTGAGACAGACCCCCGCACGGTGATGTACCTATCGCATGTCATGGCATGCCACAGGACGCCTGACCTGCACCTCGTGCTTCCCTGATAAGGAAGAGGTCGGAGGTTCAAGTCCTCCTAGGCCCACCAGCGAAAACGCCCCCTCCGGGAGTCCCGGAGGGGGCGTCGTGCGTCACCCGTGCGTCACGACTTCGGGTGACGCTTCCAGCCCATCTGGAAGCACCGCTCGCAGAGCCCCCAGACGTACACGGAGGAGCGGTGGCCGAAGACGCGGCAGACGGTCGCGCCCGCCAGCCGCCAGCTCGTGCGGTCGACCCAGCGGGTGAACCGGTTGTCGCGGTAGGCCGACGCGTTCATGCGCCCTCAGCCTCCTCGCGGCGGACCGCTTCCGTCAGGCACTCCCCCAGGAAGCCTGACGGCATCTTCCGCAGGCCCGACCAGCGGACGACCTCGGCGCCGCCGATCGAGTCGACCTCGACGGACACGGAGCCGTCGAGGAGATCGTGGGGGTCGAGCCCCAGACGCTCCGCGATGACCTGTTGGACGGCCAGCCCGCTCTTGCGCAGCTCGTCGAGTGTGGACATGTCTTCTCCTCTCACGCTGCCAGGCAGCGCTTGCCGGGGTGGTCCTCGACGAACCGCTCGACGAGGTGGGCGGACTCCGTGCTCTCGCGGCAGGCGCGGCTGCACGTGATGACGCGGCAGCCGCAGCGCTCCTCGATGTTGACGGAGCTGTAGGACTGCCAGCCCGGACCCCACGGGCCGGAGCTGGCGCAGACGTCGCACGTGTAGACGCGGGGCGCGAACGCGGGGTCGTCGTCGAGCTGCCACAGGCCGTCGAGGTCGATCTTGGGTCGGGCGTCGAGCTGGACGGCGGGGCGGGCGTCGAGCTGCCGACACGTCATGGGTGGGCACGAGCAGTGCAGCCCGTAGACGCGTCGGCAGTCGAGCGGTTGCTTCACAGCGCCCAATCCCCGACTTCCGTCCACCGGATCGTGAGACGGTGCCCGCAGCTCGTGCAGGTCCAGTGGATGCCCTCGTCGTCGTGGTCGATCCGCCCCAGGTGCCGGAGTCGGGCGCGGCACCAGGCGCGCCGGAGCCAGCCGGGCCGGGCGGTCACGGCGCGACCTTGCAGCCGCACTCGCCGTCGGAGCACTCCTCGGGGGACGCGCCGCAGCTCCCGCAGGTGAAGACCTGGTCCGCGAGCGAGCCGTTGAAGATGCACCGGCAGCCCATCGTCGTTATCTCGACCGTCTCCATCGGGCGCCGGGCCGGGCCGCACGTCACGTGCCAGCGCTCCCCGGCGTCGACGAGCGACTGCGCCATGAGGGTCCCGCAGCTCTCGCAGAGCTTCGTCGAGATCGGCAGGCGGCGGTCGCGCGCCCACGGGCCGGGCGGGATGTCCTTTCCCCGGAGGGCGGGCATCAGGAGCCGTACCTGTCGTCGATGACGAGCTGGCCGTCGACGAGCCTGACGCGGAAGCTGATCGTGTCCTTCGCGTCGGTCTCGAAGGTGACGCCGTGCTCGTACAGGCCGGGCGTGACGGCGTGGGCGTTGTAGAGCTTCGTCAGGTCGTCGAGGGCGTCCGCGAGGTGCCGCAGGTCGTTCGACGTCAGCACCATGTTCGCGCTCATGCCGCCCGCCTCGGGGGCTTCTTCACGCCCGGCAGCCGGACCGAGGAGTACCCGCGAATCTTCGCGGCCTCGACGTAGCCGGTCTCCAGCAGCCCGACCTCCTCCATGACGTCCATCAGCTTCACGAGCTGGTCCCACGTCATCGGCCTGTCCACGTACAGGTGGAAGTGGCCCTCGGTCGTCGACGGCTCGGCCACGATGGGGAAGTCGAGGTCGAGCACCGGCAGGTGCGTGTCGGGCGCCACCCACGGAACCCCGTCATCCTGCCGGGACGTGACGACGTTCGCGGCCTCCTCGTCGACGGCGAAGTCAACGTCATCCCCGAACGCGCGGTAGTCGTTCAGGCTCTCGACGCGTCCTGCCTTGCGCCCGCGGAAGACGTAGCTCATCGCAGCACCCCCGTGAGCTCGACGAGCTGCGCGAGCTCCTTCGCGCACAGCTTGCACAGCGGCAGCCGCTCGGCGCGGCGCTCCCGGCACGGGTCCTCGAAGTCGGGGCGGTACGTGTCGGAGTACCCGCGGAGCTGCCCGCCGCAGATGGGGCGGTACCGCCCGGTCGGGTAGCCCTCGTTCCGGGTCCACGCGGCCAGGTGCTTCACGCTCCGCGTCAGCACGTATGCGGCCATCAGCCCGCCGCTCCCAGGCGCTTCCAGGCGTCGACCTGGTCGTCGGCGGCGCGGTCGAGCATGTAGTCGAACCCCTGGAACGTGCAGGTGCCGGGGTACTTGCACTGCGCCTCGTGCGCCTCGTTCGCCCGGCACAGCGGGCAGCCGGGGTCGATCAGCACGACCAGCCCGAACGTGTCCATGAGGTTCGAGACGATGGCCCACATCGAGCCCATCAGCGGGTCGAAGTTGTCGACCGACGCGGGCTCGCCTTCGAGCTGTTCGCGGAGGTTCGCGACGGCCTTCTCGCCCGAGTCGGGCACGAGCGCCGACAGGCCCCGCTCCGCGATCTTGGCGCGCAGCCGGTCCCAATGGTCCTGACAGAACTGCATCTCAGCTCTCCTCTTCGGGGGTGGTGGGGTCGGCGTCGATGTCGGCGTCGATGATGGCGAGCAGGGCAGCCTCGTCGGCCTTGCACAGCTCGCAGCGGCAGCTCCACAGGGCGATGACCCACGGGCCGACGACGATGGTGTGGCGACCGAACTCGTCGCCTCCGGCGAACCACTTGAAGGCCCAGCGGTCCCAGCCGGAGCGCCAGATGCGCTTGCGGCGTCCGAACCGGGCGCACCACTCCCAATAGGCGCGCTCCCACTCCAGGGACTTCGAGGAGTCGAGCTCGCGGCGGGCGCCGTACAGGGCGTCGGCCAGGAGCGCGATCGTCAGCGACGTCGGCCCCCGCGCCTCCCACTCCCGCAGCGCTGTGTCGATCGGTGTGCGGGCCGGGTTCGCAGCCACCTTCTCCGCCAGCTCAGCGAGTGGTTCGACTACTTGGGCGGGACGGTCGAGCTCTGCGACGAGCTCGTCGAACACGGGCGCGGGGACGCGCAGGACGCAGCCGCCCGGCAGCAGCGGCTCGCCCGTGTCGCCGTCTTCCAGCTCCCAGCACTCGGAGCCGTCGCGGTCGGCGTGCGGGGCGCTCACGACTCGTCCTCCAGCCGCTCCAGCTCGACGGCGAGCTGCGGCTTCCCCATCAGGGGCGTGTTCGCCAGGAGGTCGGTCAGCCGTTCGTACAGCGGCACCGTCGGGAACTTCGCCCGCAGGATGTCGATGACGACCTGCCGCCCCTCCTCGGCGGACCGATCACCGAGCCAGTGCTTCGACAGGTTCTCCTCGGCGGGGATGAGGAGCCCCGAGATGATCGCGTTCTCCGCCCGGAACCCCTTCGAGCCGACGACGCAGTGACCGTAGCCCTCGATGACGCCCTCGATGCGCTGGAACCGGCCCGCCCAGGCCGGGTGGTTCGACCACGTGTCGATGTCGTAGTAGGCGTAGAAGCCGCACGCGCAGCGCTTCGTCGGGAAGGCGCACGCGGCCAGGCCGCGGGCGGTGCGGCGGTCGAGCTCGGACTGAGCGATGAGGCATTGCGACCGGTTCAGGCCCGGCTGCCACTCGTACTTCATGACGAGCGAGTTCATGCGGTGCTGTTCGGGCAGTGACGGCGCGACGAGGTCGCGGTCGTGCTGGAGCTCCCACGCGCGCCACCCGTTGTTGCAGGCGACGATGTAGTCGGGGTTCTCCGGGTCGCGTCGCCCGAACCGGTCGCCCCCGAACGGCGGGAGCTTCCCGATCATCGAAACTCCCACGGGCGGGCGGCGCGGACCTGGTCGACCGCTTCGTGCAGGTCGATCGGGGTCTCGCCGCGGCGGCGCTTCACTTCGAGGTAGGCGAGCCAGCGCGCCGCGGTGCGGTGGGTGAGCCCGGCGTCCAGCGCCTCCTGGAGCGGTGACTTCACGCGAGCACCACCCTCGTGCCGAAGTGCTCGGAGAGGGTCTGTTCCAGCCGCTCGACTTCGGCCTCCATCTCGGCGGCGAGGGCGGCGTGGTAGTCGTCGGCGGTCATGATGCCCTTGGCGATGAGGACCCGCGCGAGGGCGGCGGCGCTCACCTGCGCGCTGTTGATCCCGACGCGGACGTGCTTGTCCTCCGCGAGCTGGGGCTGGATGGTCAGGAGGCTCGCGACGCCGGATTGCATCGCGTGCGCCGAGGCCATGTATCGGTCGAGGTCGTTCTGACTCATGCGGATTCCCTCACTGCGTGTGCGTAGGCGAGCCCGACCCCGCCAGCTACGTCGGTGAACCGGAACTCGTCGGGGAGCTCGATGGGGACGAGGTGCCGCTTGCGGTGGTCGCGCATGTAGTGCGCCTCCGCGATGCGGCAGTCCTGACAGGTGGGCACGCCGTTGCGCTGGTGCCAGTTCCAGCCCTGGTACGTGCCGTGCGGGACGCGGGTCGCGGTCCGCTGGGGCGGCTTGTTCGCCTTCACGCTGCGGCCTCCGGGCGGTAGTCGGGGTTGGGGACGCGCACCTCGGTGCGCCCGGCCTCGATGAACGGGCCAGCGCTCGACCAGACGGTCGCGTCGATGAACTCGTGCTCGTCGCGGCGACGCGCGCAGAACCGGCACGAGGAGTTGAAGCTGGGGTTGCGGCGCTCCAGGAAGGCGCCGCAGACGGGCCGGAAGACCTTCACGACGGCCTCCCGTCCAGGAGCGGGCGGAAACGCCGGTCGATGTGCTCGACGGAGATGACCTGCCGCACGCCGCCGCTCGCGTGGATGCTGTTGTCGGCGTCGACCCACTCGTCGAGGAGCGCGCGGACGTTGTCGATGATCGAGCGCTGCGCCTCGATGAGCCGTTGCTGGCCGCGGATGACCTTGTCAGGGTCGACGGCGGCGTCGGGGTGCTGAGTCACCGGCCTCACTCCTCTCTTTGGCGGCTGGCAGGTTGACGGGGACGCGGAGGTTCGCCGGGAGGGTGAAGGACGGCCCGTTGCGGGTGTCCCAGGTGATGAGCCCGGCGCGGGGGGTGCCGTGGTGGATGGCGGCGACCTCGACGACGAACGGGGCACCGTCCATGACGACGGACTGGAGGTCGACGACGGACTTCACGGGGATGGCGGCGACGGGCAGCTCGTGGTCGAACATCACGACCGCCAGGTGCGGGTGCCGATGTCGAACGCGGGCTTCGCGGCGACCTGTTGGAACCGGGCCAAGTCGGCGCGCAACTCCTCGACGGTGTCGCCGTGCGGTGCGACGGTCTCGGCGGTCCAGCCGACGACGTTGTCCTCGGCGTCGTAGTAGAGCTCGCGGACGCCCCACGACTCCTCACCGTCGACGAGCTCGACGGTCATCCGGTGGTTCCAGTAGTGCGGGCGCGGCAGGTCGGTCATGCCGCGGCCTCCCCGAACGCCGCCAGGACCGAGCCCGGCGCCTCCAGGTGGGGCGGGACGGCCTCCGGGTTCATGAGCTTCAACCCGCACACGTGCACGGCGACCAGGAACTCGATCCGGGCGCCCTGCGACTTCTCCCAGCCGGGCAGGAGGTAGATCGCGTCGCACGTCAGCATCTCGGCCAGGTCCGAGCGCATGTAGCAGGGCGCGGTGTGCTCGGCACCCTCGCCGCCCGGCAGGCCGACGGGGCAGTCGCCGTGGTGGAACCAGGGCTGCACGTGGTGCGGGTTGACGACGTCGTGGCCCGCGACCCGCAGTTCGAGCGCCTTCGCGGCGAACGCGGCGCGGTTGCCGTTCGGGTGGCCCGCGATCGGGCCTGCGATGTAGACCCTCACAGCTTCTCCACCTTCACGCCGCCGCGGGGACCGCGGGACAGCCGGTACGCGGCCAGGTCCATCTCGTTGACGCGACCCGCGCGCTCCCCCGCCGACTCGTGCGGCGCGCAGCGCCACAGAACGAGCTCGTCGGAGTCGGTAGCGAACGACAGGTCCGCGAAGTCCTCGGTGGCGTGCCGCAGGCTCTCGTACTCGCGCACGTGGAGCGCGTAGTTCGGGGAGAACAGCTCCGCGACGTAACGAACGTTCACATCAGCTCCCGCAGCGCGTTGACGGCGACCGGGAACAGGCGGACCGCCTCGTCAGACAGCGACGTCGTCTCGCCCTCGGCGTCGGCGCCTCCGGTGAAGACGACCGGGCCGAAGATGGGCTGCGCGAGGGTGCGACCGCTGAGGTAGGCGGCGAGGAACGTGGCGTACAGGTTGGGTTCGAGGCCGAGGATGGCGCCGTCGTCGTTCACCCAGAGGTCCATGTCGCGGGCGAGGACGACGACGTCGACGAGGCCCCCGACGTACTTCTGGATGTGCCGGTAGGTCGGCTCGTCCGAGGTGGGCGTCCAACTCACTGTCTCGACGGAACCGTCGGGAGCCAGGACGACGGCCTGGAAGGTGGTGGTGGTGTTCATGGCTGGTGGAGTCCTTCGGGCTGTGGAGTGGTTCACACCCCACGGTACTCCGTGATATGCCATGACACAACATCGGACATGAAAAAGGCCCTCCCCCAGCCGAAGGGAAGGATGCTGGGGGAGGGCTCGGATGGGTGGACGGTGGGGGGCGGGGCAGAGGTCGGTGGAGTCGTCGACCTCTTCGGCTCGTCCGGCGCCTCGTCAGCGCCGTCGGGTGGAAGCGCGGACCCTGTCCGCCGTTGACCCCCCTACTGACCGTTGGAGCGATCAGTCGGCCACGATGTCCACCCTGGTCGGGGAGACGAGCACGATGTGCTCGCCAGGCCGGAGAGCGGCGTGCGCTGCGCGCATGACGTCGGCGTCGACCCGCCAGGTCTCGACGTGGCCCGAACGCGGTCGGTGGTAGTACCGGGGCTTGCGTCGGCGGGCTCCGTTGACGGTGCTCGTGCAGGTCACGCTGACGGTCTCGCGAAGCGGCATTGCCTCACCTCTCTCTTGGATGTTGCGGTCACCTCCCGCACGGCGTGGAGACTCGTGCGGGAGGGAGCTGGTGGTCGGTCAGCGGAGCAGGCTCTCGAAGTCGTCGTCCGAGGCCGTGATGAACGGGCCGAACGACTCGTCCGCGGACGAGCGGATGAACTCGGCGTGCTCGTGCAGGGACGACATGAACTCCGCGAGCGGGGCACCGACGCCCTCGCCGTCGAGGGCGAACAGACCGTCAGCGAAGGCGGTCCACACGGCGGTCAGGCCCTTGCAGATCATCTGCGCTCCGGTGAGCCGAGCCCGGTTCGGCTCGGGCTGGTCCTTGAACGCCAGCCGCACCGTCTTCGGGTCGCGGAGCTGCGCGGCGAGGAACAGGTAGGCGTGCGCCGCCGACGCCGGGCTGACGACCGCGTTGTCCTTCACCTCGTCGGGCACGAGCCCCATCGACGCGTCCAGAGACTCTTCGAGGAGCCGGGCCACGGTCGTCGCGGCGAGCAGAGCACCCTCGCAGAAGTCGGACTTCTCGCGGGCGTCGAGCCCTTCCGGGATGGCGAACTCGGACATCACGACGACGTCGCCGCTGTCGTCGCTCGGCAGGATGTGGACGGTGTGGCCGATGTCCTCGACGCCGACGCGGCGGCTCTGCCGGACCAGGTTGATCGCCTGGTCGACGATCTCCTCGAACGTCGGCACGTCGACCGGCTCCGGCTCGGGCTTCGTCTGCGGGTTCGCCTCGAACGCGGCCAGCGCCTCACGCTGGGTGACGGGCTTGTAGGAGTCGGCGCGGAGGACGCGCGCTCCGCCGTTGGGCAGGTCGTGGACGACGAAGCCGCCGTCGGAGGCGAGCTGTCGCGGGTAGACGAGCCAGGTGGCGAGCTCGGGGCTCGGGTGTTCGGTGGTCCAGCCGTGCTGGGTGGCGGCGTCGAGGAGCTTCTGGACGCGCCGGTTCGGAGTGGTGTCCATGAGGTGGTGTGTCCCTTCGGTGCGGTGGAGTGGTGCCACCGGCTTCCCGGTGACGTACTCCACGATATGCCATGACACACCGTGATACAACCCTCTGGACGTGATCAGTTCTCCTCGACGATCTCCGCGTCGACGACGTCGACCGGCGCGGCGGGCAGGGCGACCGGGCGCGTCAGTGCGCTGACTGCCCGCTCGAACCGCGACTCGTACGCGTGCATGTACCGCTCGGTCGCCCGCAGCGACCCGTGCCCCATCAGCGCCATGATGTCCGTCGGCGGCGTGCCGCCCTCGGCCAGCCACGACCCGAACGTGTGCCGCAGGTCGTGGATCGTCGGCCACGGCAGGGCGAGCTCGGCCCGCTCGACGGCGGGAACGAAGACCCGGCGCCTCCAGTTCGTGTAGGAGACGCCGGGGAAGACCAGCTCGGTGCTGCCGGGCACGAGGACCGGGTCGAGCGCCCGCGCCAGCTCGTCGACGATGGGCACGTACCGCTGGCCCGCCGAGCTCTTCGGCATGTCCTTGATCGTCCGGTCGCGCCGCGCCGCCTCGACGACGAGCAGGCGCCTGGTCGCGAGGTTGACGCGGTGGTGGTGCAGCCCGGCGACCTCGCCCCAGCGGAGCCCGGCCAGGCACAGCAGGGAGATCATCGCCCGGTCGCGCGGGTGGGTCACCTCGGCGGCGAGCCGGTCCCACTCGTCGCGGGTGAGGAACCGGTCGACGTGCTTGGCAGCCTTCGGCAGCTTCGCGTCGACGACGGGGTTGGCCTTGATCAGCCGGTGCTTCGCGGCCTCGCCCATCAGGTGCCGCAGCAGCCGGACGGCGTGCTGGATGGTGGGCTTGCCGACGCCGAGCTTGACCATGTTCGCGATCCACGCCTCGACGTCCCACGAGGTGACGGCGGACAGGGGGACGGCGCCCCAGCGGGGCTTGACGTGGTTCCGGTAGTGGGAGGCGTCGCGGTCGCGGGTCGCCCGCTCGATGACGCGGGTGTCGGACCACTTCGCCCACCACTGGTCGACGGTCATGCGCCCGCTGCGCGGGTCGGTCCACGTGCCGTTCCGGATTTCAGCTTCGAGGTCTTCGGCCCAGGTCTTCACCCGCCCCTTCAAGGGGTCGGTGTGGGTGCGCCTGGTGCCGTCCGGCAACCTCACGGTCGCCTGGTATCTCCCGGAGGGAAGCTTTCGATATCCCGCCATGATGGCTCATTCGTCTTCTGGGTGCGCTTGGGGCGCAGGGGGATTGGCCTGGATGGGCGGGCGGGGGCGGCGGGCCGGGCCACGGTAAGGGAGGCCCGACGCCCCGCCCGGTACCCGACACGGTAACCCGTCTCGAACTCGTCGTTGAGGGTGCGCGTCCGCCTCTCCCGGAGGACGACGTTCGTCGCGACGGCCACGACGACGAAGAGGGTCAGGCCGATGAAGAACCAAGGGCTCTTGGTCGTGAAGTCGGCGTCGACGAGCCCGAAGGCGCCGATCCCGATGACTGCGAGGACCGAGAGTGCCAAACGAGCTACGTGCTGTGACATCTGAGCTGCACCCCTGCGGGCTGGAGGGTGGTTGACCATCCGTTTGTACACTCTTGCAACGGATTTGATCTTTCCGTTGTAACACTGTTAGGGCGGATGTGTCAGGGTTCCGGCGTCTGTGACTCAGGTCACTTTGAAGTTGAAGTTCGCTTCAAGGCTCACCCCGCGGCAGCCAGCTTGGGAGCCAGCCAGCGCAGAAGCGCGTCGGATACCCCCAGGTCGCGAAGGCCGTCGAGGTCGTGAGCCCCGATCGTGGCGAGCGTGTCGAACGGTAGGCCAAGTGCAGCCTCGATCTTGCGCATGCTGGCGGACGTCACTCGCTCGTCGGCCCGCTTCAACCGGCTCATGGTGCTGTGCGAAACGCGCGACTCGCGTTCCAGCGCCGACCAGTTGCCTCGGAAGTCGGGATGCGTGAAGAGCTCGTGCTCGACCGCCGCAGCTATGAGCTGCCGGTCTAGTTCCATGTGCCCTGGTGCCTCTCTGTGTGGACTCCCCCGTTTCTTGAGGGACTAGCGCTCAGAGATGATTCATAGTGTCTCATCGCGTCTCATGAAACGGTAGCGCACCCCATACACCCGGCGCTACTCCAGAGGCCAGTATTTCCGCCGAAGTTACCTGTGGGTTTCCGCCGACGGCGGACGGACTGTCCCGATATCAGGCGACTGCGTTGTGTCATGGCATGTCACGGTGTACCGTGCGATACATGCCACGCAAGAGACGAGACCCAACCCCCTCCGGTCCGCGTCTGTTGAAGATCGACGAAGTTGCTGCCCAGCTTCGCCTGTCCCGACCGACGGTCTACCGGCTGATCAACTCCCAGAAGCTGGCGTCAGTGCACGTCGGCATCGCGGGATTCACCCGCGTCACCCAGGACGACCTGGACGCCTACATCGCCACGCATCGCCACGCCGCCGCCGTTACCCCTGTCGACGACGTCGCGGAGAGCGCGTGATCGCCATGCCTACCCGATCGGCACAGCCGCGGGTTCGGCGTGAGCCTGCCCGCTGCACCGCCATGCGCGACCGGCGTCGCCACGGCCTGATCTACCGCGGCATCTGCGACCGCGTCCTCGACGAGCGCGGGCACTGCCCCGACGCCGCCCACAAGTAAGCGCCCGCCCCGACCTGGTGGGTCATGGGGCGGGCGCTCAAACACCACTCCGAGGAAGAGAGTACGACATTGTCCTCAAAGGACGACCCCTTCGCCTTCGCCATCGCACTGTTCCGGCCCCGCGGTGACACGTCGTGGATGGAGCGCGGCGCCTGCACCAACGCCGACCCCGACCTGTTCTTCCCGCACGAGGGCCAGTCCACCGCGAAGGCCGCACGGAAGTTCTGCGGCGGCTGCCCCGTCGCCGCCGAGTGCGCCGACTTCGGCGTCCGCAACCACGAGTACGGCGTGTGGGGCGGGCTCACCGACAAGCAACGCGACCAGCTCCGCTCCCGCCGCCGCAGGTCGAAGGCCGCCGCAGCGTGAGTCACGAGGCCCTCTACCGCGGCGTCGACCCCGAGTCGACGATCCCCGACCTCCTCGCCATCCACGAGGACGCCATCAGGAACCACCCGCGGACCCTCCAGACGCGGATCGGCCCGTCGTCGCTCGGCTCCGAGTGCGACCGGTGCCTCATCCGTGAGCTCGCCGGGCTCGACCGGGAAGACCCCGAGGACGCCCCGTGGCTGCCGACGCTCGGGCACGCCGCCCACGACTGGCTCGAAGGCAACCTCGTCCGCTGGCTCATGGAGACCAGGGGCGACCGGTGGGTGCCCGAGGGCAAGGTCGCCGTCGGCACCGTCGGCGGCGTCCTCATCACCGGCAACTCCGACGTCCTCGACGTCCACTCCGGCACCGTCGTCGACTACAAGCTCGTCGGCACCACGACGCTGCGAAAGGTCCGCTCCAAGGGCGCGACCCTCACCTACCGCAACCAGGCGCACTGCTACGGGAAGGGCTGGCAGGACGCCGGGTTCGTCATCAAGTCCGTCGCCATCTGGTTCCTGCCCCGCAACGGGTTCCGCATGTCCGACGGGTGGGTCCACCAGGAGCCGTACGACCGCGGCATGGCCGAGCGGGCCATCGCCCGAGCCGACATGTTCGCCCGCGCGATCCAGATGTTCGGCGTCGAAGCGGTGCTCGCGAAGGCGCCGCCGCACACCGGGACCGAGTTCTCGTGCCCGGACCCGAAGGCCGAGGAGAAGGCCCAGCGCCAGCTCGAAGGTCTCATCGTCCCCGTCCCCCGCAGCGCGTGAGGAGCGCCCGCATGGCCCACCACAACTCGACCCCCGAGTCCGTCCTGACGGCCCCGTCAGCGATGACGTGGTCGGCGTTCACGCCGATCACCCCGAACCGCGCCAGCCGCCGTGCACACGGCTTCGTCGGCGTGGTCCGCAACGAGCCGTACGAGCGGTCCGCGCCTCGGCGCGGGAAGCGCGTCCGGCGCCACCCCGAGTCCAAGTAACACCACCGAGAGGATCAGCATGTCTCAGCCCGGATGGGGCGCCCCGCCCCAGCAGCAGTGGCCCGGCCAGCAGGGAGGTTGGGGCGCTCCGCCGCCCCAGCAGCAGTACCCGCCGCAGGGCGGCGGCAACCCGTGGGGTCCGCCCCCGCAGCAGCACCAGCAGCAGCCCGCCCGCCAGGACACGCGCTCCGCGAACGACATCCTCATGGGTGGCGGCGGCTCCCCGGCGTGGAAGTTCGAGGGTCCCGGCGTCCGCAAGGTCGCGCGGATCGTCAAGCCGCCGCAGTCGAAGCAGGAGCGCGAGTACGTCAAGGACCAGCCCGGAGCTGGCAAGCCGAAGTTCTTCCCCTCGGGCGACCCGATCATGGGCGTCACCGTCGAGGTCCAGACGAACGAGCGGAGCCCGGAGGACCCGGACGACGACGGCAAGCGCACCTTCTACATCGAGGGCAAGCGGTTGAAGGAAGCCGTGCGCGAGGCGGTCAAGGCCGCGGGCGGGCCGGGCCTCGAAGTCGGCGGGACGCTCGACGTGACGCTGACGCACTACGACGTGGAGGGCGACCGGAAGTCCGGCTGCAACTGGCACATCACGTACACGTTGCCCGGCAACAACGTCCTCATGGACCAGCCGCCGCAGCAGCAGATGCCGCCGACCCCGCCGCCGTCCGGCTACGCGGTCCAGCAGCAGCAGCGCTCTGGTGACTGGCAGACCGTCGGGCAGGTCCCGCCGCAGGACCCGTGGGCCGGGCAGCAGCAGCCGCCGCAGCAGGGCTTCACCCCGCAGCAGCAGGCCGCGTACGACGCGTGGCAGGGCGGCGCCCCCAGCTACGACGAGCCGCCGTTCTGACATGGCCGACGACGTGACCACTGACCTCGTGATCCCCGGCGCCGAGTTCGACGCGCTGGAGCACGCCCGGCTCATCGACACCGACGCCTTCCTGCGCGTCGTCGCGATGTTCGGCGTGCAGGTGCCCGTCATCACCGGTCCCCCGTGCGGCGCCGAGTCGCCGCGGGAGTGGCTGTGCGACCGGGCAGCGGACCACACCGGTCGCCACGCCGCCTACCTGTGGAACGGCGCCGTCGTCGCCGTCTGGCACCAGCACGACTGGTGACAACCAGCTCTCTTCCAGGCCGGGAGTTGCTGTCACTCCTTGGCCCGGCCTGCGAAGACGGCGTCCCCCGGCAGGGCGTGGAAACCAACGCCGGGGGACGCCACCCCCTCCCAGAACACCTTCCTGTTGAAAGGCCCCACCAGTGAACCAGAACGACCCCGGCCCCGTGATCAGGCCGTTCGCTGACTTCCTGCGCGAACAGTCCAAGGGCTCGACCCACGACGAGCTGTCGCAGGCCCTCCACGACCTCGTCGCCCGCGTCCGCGACACCGGCAAGAAGGGCTCCCTGACCCTGACGATCGGCGTCGAGCTGTTGAAGGGCGGACGCTCCGACAACGCCGTCATCGTCTCCGACTCGATCAAGCTCAACCTGCCCGAGCACGACCGCGACACGTCGCTGTTCTTCACCGACTCCAACGGCAACCTCAACCGCAACGACCCCAACCAGCTCGCGTTCGAGTCGCTGCGTGACGTGTCCAAGCCGCGCGAGCAGCGCGACGACGGGGCGGAGACCGGCTCGTGATCGGGCGCCTCCTCACCCGGCTCTACACGCGGCGCTGCCGCGGCTGCGACGACCAGTCCTTCCACACCCACCACCTGACCCGGCTCGGGCGGGCGAAGTACGCCGGGGAACGCCTGCCCCTGCCGACCGTCGGGTTCGTGCTGGCCGTCGCCTGCCTTGCCATCGCCGGGCTCGACCTGTGGGGCGCCGCCGTCCAGGGGCGCACCGACCTGGTCCCGGTGGTCATCGTCCTCGTCGCCATCGCCCTCATCAACCTGTGGCTCGACCGGGTCGACCGCAAGAGGCGGGCCGAGCGGTGAGCCCCCTGCGATCCAGGTCCGCGTCCGACGACGTCCGCGCCGAACGGCTCCGCGCCCACTACAAGCACTCCGGCAGCACCACGGGCGGCAAGTCCGCGGAGGAGATGCCGCACGACGACCCGCTGTGGCTGCCCGTCCTCACCGAAGAGCTCGGAGAGGTGGCGCGCGAGCTGTGCGACCACCGCTACTCCCGACCTCACGCCCTCCGGGCCGAGCTCGTGCAGCTCGCCGCGATGGCGCAGGCGTGGGCCGACGCCATCGAAGACGAGCGAGGCGCGTGATGGCCGAGCGAGCCGACGACCTGTTCAGCGAGGCGCGGCAGCACGCCGCCCACGCCTACTCCGACCAGACCCTCGCCCTCGTCGTCGCCCTCCGCGGGGTCGCCGCCGTGATCGAGGAGGCCACCGAAGCACTCCACCAGCTCCGCACCGCGTACGAGAGGACCCACGAATGACCACCGACAGGACCGAGAACGACTCGCTCATCGAGGAGCTGCGGAACGTCAACCGCATCACCAGCCTCGACGACTCCGGCATCTACTACGACACCGTCACCGGGCAGGTCGTCGACATCCGCGGCAAGCTCGTCGACAGCCTCGGCTCCGAGCATCCGCGCCGGGTGCAGGGCTCCTACAAGGTGGCCGACGTCGACTCGTTCATCGAGTACGTCGAGAAGCACGCCCTCGCGGAGACCGAGCTGTGGGGCTCCCGAGCCGCCCACCAGGTCGTCGCCGTCCTCAACGCCCACGGCGCCGCAGGCACCCACGCCGGGTGGGAGGACCACCGGGCCGTCCTCACCCTGGAGGTCGACCCCGACTGGCGCGACTTCCTCAACGCGAACGGGCACATGCACCAGCAGCGGGCGTTCTCCGAGTTCGTCGAGGACCACCTGCACGTCTTCGTGAAGCCGACCGCCGCCGACATGCTGGAGCTCGCCCAGACGTTCCAGGCGACGACGAAGGTCGACTTCCAGTCCAGCCAGCGCGTCAAGTCCGGCGAGACCCAGCTCACCTACGCCGAGACCGTCCACGCGGGCGCCGGGAAGAAGGGCACCCTCGCCATCCCCGACGAGTTCACCGTCGGCCTGTCGCCCTACCGCGGGCTCGACCCGTACCGCGTCGACGCCCGGTTCCGGTACCGCATCGAGGGCCAGCAGCTCGTCCTCGGCTACAAGCTCGTCCGCCCCGACAAGGTCGTCGACGACGCGTTCGACCAGATCACCGACCGCATCAGCAAGGCCCTGAACCGGCCCGTCTGGCGCAACTGACCCTCCGGCCCGGCCCGGTCGTGCTCACCCCAGCCCAGCACGACCGGGCCACCCTCCGCCCCTTCCCGTGACGGCGACAAGGCCAGGTCAGCAGTGATGTCGAACGCAACCCCCCAGCAGGACCCCACCCCGTACGCGACCGCCGCGTCCCTCTACTGGAGCGCGGGCTGGCGCGGCGTCCTCCCCCTCCCTGCCCGCGCGAAGTCCAACCCGCCCAACGGCTACACCGGGCGCGACGGCGCGTGGCCCTCCTACCCCGACGTGTACGCGTGGACCGAGGAACGCGGCGGCGGCAACATCTGCCTGCGCCTGCCCCCGGACATCATCGGCGTCGACGTCGACCACTACGGCGAGAAGCGCGGCGGCGACGTCCTCGCCCAGCTCGAAGCCGACCTCGGGCCGCTGCCGCCCACGTGGCGCGTCACCTCCCGCGACGACGGCGTCTCCGGCATCCGCCTGTTCCGCATCCCCGTCGGCCTCCGCTGGCCCGGCGTGTTCGGCGCGGGCATCGAGTCCATCCGCTTCGAGCACCGGTACGCCGTCGTGTGGCCGTCGATCCACCCCGAAGGCCGCACCTACCGGTGGATCGGCCCCGACGGGCTCGACCGCGTCGGAGACGTCCCCACCACCGAGCTGCCCGACCTGCCGCAAGCATGGGTCGACCACTTCACCCGCGGCCAGGAAGCGACCGAGCAGCCCCACGCCGACATGGCCGCGACCGCCATCAACGACTGGATCAGCCGCCGCGGCGTCGGCATCCCCTGCAAGCACGTCCAGCACGCCCTCGACCGCGGCCTGCGCGACATCGTCTCCGGCAGCTCCCGCCACGACGCCACCCTCGCCGTCACCAACCGGCTCATCTGGCTCGCGGGCGAGGGCCACACGGGCGTCCTCGAAGCGCTCACCCGCACCCACCAGACGTTCATGCGCGCCGTCGCCGGGGACCGCGACCCGACCTCCGCAGCCGCCGAATGGTGGCGGATGCTCGACGGCGCCGTCCGCATGGCGGCAGCCGCCCACCCCAACCCCTCCACCGACCCGTGCCTCGACCCGTTCCACGGGCTCATCCCGAAAGGCCCCGACCAGTGGCAGACACCCCCATCAACGAGCTCAACAACCTCAGCGTCACCTGGACCGTCGACGCCCCCGCCGACCCCCTCGACGCCGTCGTCGAACGACTGGACTGGATCGCCTGCGCCCTCTCCGGTGGGCACCTCGCCAGCATCCGCGTCAACAGCCCCGAGTACGGCGTATGCCGACGCTGCGGCTACGACACCGGGCGCCGCACTTCCTGAGTTCGACCCCTACGCCGAGATCAAGGCCCGGTTCCGCGCCGGAGGCTCGTTCATCCTCGACCTGCCCGACCACGTCCCCGCCATCTGGGGGCGCGGCGACGAGGTGCTGTGGGCCGACGGCGAAGCCCTGACCATCTGCGGACCGCCAGGCGTCGGGAAGACCACCCTGTCCGGCCAGGTCGTCCGCGCCCGCCTCGTCGGCGGCAGCGTCCTCGGGCTGCCCGTCGAGCCCACCAGCGGGCGCGTCCTCTACCTCGCGATGGACCGGCCCCGGCAGATCGCCCGAGCCCTCCGCCGCACCCTCGGCAACATCGCCCGCGACGTCCTCGACGACCGGCTCATCGTCTGGCCCGGCCCGCCCATCGCAGACGTCGCCCTCCGGCCCGAAACGCTCCTCGGGCTGTGCCAGATCGCGGGCGCCGACACCGTCATCATCGACTCGATCAAGGACGCCGCCGTCGGCCTGTCCAACGACGAGGTCGGCGCCGGATACAACCGTGCCCGGCAGATGTGCATTGCCGCAGGCGTCCAGGTGCTCGAACTCCACCACATGGTGAAGAAGGGCGACCAGGGGTCGAAGCCGACGTCGCTGGCCGACCTCTACGGCTCCGTCTGGATCGGCGCCGGGTCCGGGTCCGTCCTCCTCCTCTCCGGCGTCGCAGGCGAGCCCATCGTCCAGATGACACACCTGAAACAGCCCGCCGAGGAGGTCGGGCCGTGGCGCCTCATCCACGACCACCAGCGCGGCGAGACGTCCATCTTCCAGCAGGCCGACCTCGTCCTCATCGCGAAGCTGGCCGGTCCCGTCGGCATCACCGCGAAGCAAGCCGCCAGCTCGATCGGTGAGAAGGACAACCCGACGGCCAGCGAGATCGAGAAGGCCCGTCGTCGGCTCGTCCGGCTGACCGAGCAGGGGCGCCTCATCTGCATCAACAACGGCACCGGCAGGGGCAATGCCGCTTCGTGGGCGTGGCTCTCCGACGAGCCCAACGGCACCGACGGAATCGTGCCTCCAGAAAGTCACGAACGAAGTCACGCACCCTCCGGCGACCAGGAAGTCACGAGGCCGTCTGGAAATCACGAAGCCGGCGACCTGAGCACGGAAACAAGTCACGAAGAAACTCACGGGGGTCACGGAGCCGAAAGTCACGACCGCACCCCTCCCTTTAGGGAGGGGGGTGCGGTCACGGACGTGACGCCGCCCCGGATCGTGGAGCGCTCCATCGCAGGAGAGAGGGTCAAGTTCAACCTCGACACCGGAGAGGTCGTCGACGATGACTGACCTCAACCAGCGGGCAGAGCGCGAGGAGCGCGGACACCGCGGGCGCGGCAAGCCCCGACAGGCCGACCTCTTCGCCCAGCTCCGACGACGCGGCGTCATCGACGAGCACGGCGTGAACGACAAGCCCAAGCTCCGACACTGCGCCGGGTGCGGACTCGTCGTGTGGGCGGCGTGGGAGAACGGCCACCTCGACACCGTCCTCGCAGACGACGTCGTCCTCACCCCCCGCGGCGAGTACCAGGCGTGGATGGCCGACCGGCGCACCTTCGACCACTGGATGGGCGGGCTCGACCTGCGCACCCCGCGCACCATCCGCCTCCACCCCGCCAGCGACGAGCTCCTACACCGCATCCGCCCAGAACACCGCTGCGGCGACCCACCCCCCGAGCACTACCCCCGCCCCTCCACCAGCCGCGACAACCCCGACACCCCCCCACCGTTCTGAGGACACACCACCATGACCGACCGCACGCCCAACCCGAAGACCGCCGCGCCGCTGCCCGACGGCTTCCCCGGCTACGCCGCCAGCCCCATCGACGAGGCCATCGAAGCCATCGACGGCGACAACGGCACCCTCTACGTCCGCCACCCCGGCAAGCGCGCCTTCCGCGCCATCGGCTCCCCCGACCTGTGGCGCTTCCGGCCCGCCCGGTACCGCGACCACGGCTGGTGGTGCGACGAGGCCGAGCACCTGCGCTGCGCCCACTGCCTCGAAGCCGACCACGCCGCCGCATGGGACCAGGCCCTCCGCGACCTGACCGGAGGTGCAGCGTGAGCAACGTCCTCGCCATCGACCCCGGCAACATCGACTCCGCGTTCTCGTGGATCGAAGACGACACCCGCAAGCCGCTCTGGAGCGAGAAGCTGCCCAACGACACCGTCGCCCGCTTCCTGCGCGCCAACGCCGCCAAGATCGACCGCGTCGTCATCGAGATGATCGCCAGCTACGGCATGGCCGTCGGCCAGGAAGTCTTCGACACCTGCGTGTGGATCGGGCGCTTCGAGCAGATCGCCCGCGAGCTCGGCATCCCCGTCGAGCGCATCGTCCGCAAGCGCGTGAAGATGCACCACTGCCACTCGAACGCAGCCAAGGACGGCAACATCATCCAGGCCCTCGTCGACCGCTTCGCGTACGGCAAGCCCAACCGCGGCAAGGGCACGAAGGCAGAGCCCGGCTGGTTCCACGGGTTCAAGGACGACATCTGGCAGGCGTACGCCCTCGCCGTCTACGACGCCGACGAGCGCCAGGCATGAGCCCCCGCATGGAAGCCCTCCTCACCGGGGCGCTCGCCGTCGTCGCCCTCGCCGCCGTCGTCGCCGTCGCCGTCTCGGTCAGCCGCGACCCCGCCCAGCCGCAGGACCGGCCCGAGCCCGACCCCAGGCCCCTCTGCCACCCCGAGGACGTCGACCTGCCGCACCCCACCGGCTGGCCGAGCTGGACCATCTGCGCCGACAGCAACGGCTACTACACGTGCTGGCGCCCCGCCGAGCACACCGGGCGGCACTGCGCATGGGACCTGTCCACCGGCCAGGTCACCGCCGTGTGGCCCTGCGAGCAGCACCCCGCCATCACCGCCCGCCGCCACCAGGACGACGCCGCATGACCACCGCTGTCGTTGTGTCATGGGATGTCATGACGTACCGTGGAGGTATGCACCACCTCCACTCTCGTCGATCAGCCGCGTACCGTCTCGGGTACGCCCTCGGCTCGACCATCACCCGGCTCATCGTCTGGCCCGTCGTCACCGTCCTGCACGCCGGGGACTCGGAATGACGTACGAGCCCCGCACCGCGCCGCCGCTGCCGAAAGGCCCGGTTGAGCACCGGCCCGTCACCCGCAGCGAGTCCCCGTTCGCCGCGATCCGCCGCAACACCACCCCCGAAGGCAACTACGCCTACGACACGGAACGGCAGCGGATCAAGGCCCAGAGGGACGCCCGCAAGGTGCTCGACGAGCTCGACGCCCGCCGCCGCGGCATCCAGCGTGACGAGACCAACGCCGCCCGCCGCGGCCAGGACCCGACCGCCCCCCGAGAGCGCAAGCGCCGCCGCGTCCGCCCGACCAGCCTCGTCCTGCCCGACGAACGGCTCCTCCAGCTCTTCGACGAAGGCTTCACCTGCCTCCAGATCGAGCGGATGACCGGCGTCAGTCAGCGCACCGTCCGCACCCGCGCCCACGAGCTCGGCGTGCACCACCCGCCCGTCTCCCGCCACACCATCGAGCACCCCGAGATCACCGCCGAGGGCATGATCGCGCTCCGCGACCAGGGGGTCGGCTGGCGAGGCATCGCGGACCACTACGGCGTCTCCTACGCCACCATCCGCCGCTACCGCGACCGCGAAGGCGTCGACCCCCAGAAGAAAGGCACGACCGCAGCATGAACACCACCACCGCACCCCGCATGGGCGACATCGGCACCGAGCAGGAGGAGACCGAAATCCTCCCCCTCACCGAGCCCGTCACCGTCCCGGACCTGCCGCTCGTCCCCTCCGAGCCCGTCCCCGCCTGACGACATGCTCCACGACCCCGAGGGCGGCGCCGGATTCGGCGGCGCGTACGGCTTCAACGGGAACATCCAGGTCGTCCAGAACCACGGCTTCCGCGCGTTCCGGTACAACCCCGACGACTCCCTGACGTCGCTCATCTACGACTACGAGTGGACCGACGGCGTCAACCGCGCCGTCTGCGCCACATCCGCCACCTGGAAGAAGCCCGCGAAGGAATGCCCGTTCCCCCACAAGGGGTGCAGCCACGGCTTCTACGCGTACTACGACGAGGACTACTACGGCACCGGCATCACCCGCGGCATCGCCGTCGTCAACGGCGTCATCGACGGCTACGGGCGCTGCGTCATCGGGTCCAAGGGCTACCGGTCCGAGTACGCCGCCCTCGTCGCCTTCGTCCGCCCGTTCGCGATCGACGACACGTTCCTGCGCATGCTCCGCCTGGAGCGCCCGCAGGCCGAGCTGCACGTCGTCGCCGCCCTCGAACGGAAGTTCCCGACCGTGCCGATCTTCGACAACGTCGACGAGCTGAGAAAGGTCGTCCCCCTGCCGGGTCGCCCGCCCCGCAACGCCGAGTGACGAGTGAGGAGCAGCTTTGTCCACGGAGCCCTGCCCGCGCTGCGGGCGCCCCATCCCAGACACCGCCTACGTGTGCACCGGCTGCCAGCAGGAGCTCGCCTCCAAGCTGCGCCGAGCCGCGGGGCTGTGGGAGCACGTGCAGGACACCGTCGGCTACCTCGTCTCCGTCCAGGAAGGCACCAGACCGGCCCGACCAGCCCGCAGGGCTCCGATCGGGCCGGTCTGCGCCGGGCGGCACTGCGAACACGAGTCCTGCGAAGCCATCTGGAAGACCGAAATCCGTTGGCGCAGAGACGAACCGGCAGGATCACGCGAAGAGAAAGGGCTCCTCGACTTGAACGCACTGGAGAACTCGTGGGTTGTCAGCAACACCGCTGGCTCGTGGAGCCGCCACGTCGCTGACAAGCGCGGCAACCGGCCACCCGCCCGCAGGCCCATCATCGGCGCCCAGACCCTCCACGCCATCCCCGACGAGGACCGCCCGGACCTGTGCGTCCTCTCCGACCTCCCCTTCGACCAGTGCGCCGCCCACCCCGGACGCCCGCACCAGGCCGCACGATGAGCCGCCGCCGCCCCATGCCCGGCGACGTGGTCATGGCGCCGGTCCCCGGCCAGGACTACGTCGGCACCGTCACCGTCACCGCCGTCGACATCCGCCCCGGCCACCCATCCTCGGGCGTGACCTACCACGGCGTCCGCGACGACGGGAAGGGTGTCGACTGGTCCGAGCCGGTGCCCTGCCCCGAGTGCCAGCAGGGCAAACACGGCAACTGCGACGGCACCTCGTGGGACGACCTCCTCGACCAGCCGTGCCCGTGCCCGTGCGAGGAAGCCGGTCATGGACACGAGTGACGACCTGCGCTACCTCGCGGACAACCTCGGGTGGCTCGCCCACCAGGCCGACGCCCTCGCCGCCTTCGACGAGCTCACCCACGCCACCATCCTCGTCGAGATCACCATCCGGCAGCCGCCGCCCGCCCTCTGGTACGCCGGACCCTGCGACCACTGCCACCGCGACATGTACGCCCGCTACGGCATGGCCGAAGTCACCTGCCTGAGCTGCAACCTCCTCTACGACGTCGAGGACCGCCGCCGCTGGCTCCTCACCGTCGTCGAAGACCGGCTCGAACGCGCCGTCACCATCTGCCGGGCGCTGTCCGGCCTCGGCCACGAGGTGTCCCGGCACCGGCTCGGCATGTGGCAGACCCGCGGCCTCATCACCCCCCGCGGCCACGACGCGAAGGGCTACCCGCTCTACCGCGTGGGCGACGTCCTCGACGTCCTCGACCGGGTCGACACGAGGTGAGGAGATCGGTTTGCATGGCATGTCATGGCATGTGTTAACATCCCGTGCAGACGGAGAAACTGTCTCCAAAATCGCCCCGAAGGCCCAACGCCTCGGGGCGTTCCTCGTTTCCGGGGAGGCCATCATGCGCGACGTCAAGGCCATCGACCGCGACATCGAGATCGAGAGCCAGTGGTGGAAGAGGGAGTGCCGCCGAACCGGCAACGCCGAGCATCCAGACTCGGTCAGCGCGTTCGCCCGGCTCGACCAGCTCCTCGAAGAGCGCTTCGCCACCACCTCGCCCCAGGCGGTGACCAGCGATGGCTGACGGACGCAACGACACCCCCCGCGACCACGCCGACACCGAACGCCTCATGAGGTATTGGGCGCACGGCAGGGGCGCCGCCCTCATCGGGTGGGGAACCGACGGCGACTTCGACCGCTGTGTCGTCGAGCTCAGCAAGTACGTCTCGCCCGGCATCGTCAAGGGGCTCTGCTCCAACCTTCACGTCCGCGCCACAGGCGCACGGCCAGGGCACGCGCCCGGCGAAACCCACCACTGAGGAGTCCCCATGCTTCACGTCTCCGGCTGCGACCAGTGCGGCCAGCACGACGACCACCCCAAGGTCCACCTGTTCGACGGGCGCACCTTCCACCACGACTGCCTGCCCTACGACATCCGGGCGCAGGTCGTCGAGAACCCCGTCGCGGCGCAGGCCGTCGCCGCCGCCGAGTCCGGCATCCGCGGCGGCGAGCTCCGCGCCCACATCCTCTCGATCCCCCAGGAGGGCTGACACATGGGCGCACTCGACCAGGCCCACGCCAACAACATCATCGACGCCTCGCTCGGCACGGCCAGCTTCACGGCGACGACCACGCCGTTGAAGTGCCGCCTCATGACGGCCAACGGCTCCGCCAGCGCCAACGGCACCGAGCTCGCCTCGGGCGGCAGCTACGTCGCAGGCACCGGCCTCTCCCCCGCGACCTTCGCGTCCGCGTCCGGCGAGTCCGCCTCGACCAGCGTCGCACTCACCCAGGCCAGCATGCCCGCCGCCACCATCGTCGGCGTCGAGCTGTGGGACTCCGCGGCCACCCCCAAGCGGAAGTGGTGGGGCGCCCTCAGCGCGAACAAGACCACGAACGCTGGCGACACCTTCACCATCCCGTCGGGCAGCCTCACCGTCACCGACGCCTGATCCTCGCTGATCCGGGAGGTGCGTCATGACCGTCGCCGTCTCGAACGTCACCACCGACAGCACCTCCATCGCGACCAGCTCCTACACGAGCCCGAGCATCGCGCCCAGCTCGGGGGCGCAGCTCATGGTCGTCATCGGCGGCTACGCCCCGTCAGGCAACGCGCAGCCGGGCGTCATCCTCGGAGGTTCCGGCACGGGCGGGCTCGCGGGCCTGTCGTGGTCGTTCGTCCAGCAGGACGTCGACACGTCAGGCCCCGACCGCTCCAGCGTCTACCTCGCCATCGGCACCGGCTCCTGCACGGGCGCATCCGGCACCTTCACGATCACGTGGGCGTCCAACGCCCCGAGCCACTGCGACGTCGTCATCGACCAGGTGACCGGCGCCAGCAACCTCGACGGCTCGACCGGCATCGGCCAGAACTCGTTCGGCTCCTCGACGTCGCTCACCGACACCGTCACCACCAGCGACTCCACCCACGTCGAGTACGCGGCCATCCACGTCGAGGCCAACGGCCCCACCTTCACCGCAGGCTCCGGCTGGACCGCCCTCGCATCGTCCGTCGGCTCCAGCTACGGCAGCGTCTTCTCCGAGAAGGCACCAGGCGCCAGCGGCGCGCTCACCCTCGCCGCCTCGTGGAACCTCGCAGGCCGCAACGGCTACATCGCCCGAGAGATCAACCCCGCCGCAGGCGCGGCCACCGTCTCCGGCGCTGCCGCCCTCGCCGCCGCCGCCGCCCTGACCGCTGCCGCGTTCCTCACCCGGTTCGCGACTGCCGCCCTCAGCGCAGTCTCGACGCTCACCGCCGCAGCCGTCCGCACCCAGCCGGGCGCGGCCACGCTCACCGCGTCGAGCTCACTGACCGCGACCGGCACCACCGCGAACACGGGCGCCGCCGCCCTGACCGCCAGCTCGTCGCTGACGGCCACCGCCCAGGTCACCGACGTCGCCGCCGCCGCCCTCACGGCCAGCTCGACGCTCACCGCGGCAGCCACCGACACGGACCCGGCAGCCGCCACCCTGACCGCCGCCAGCTCCCTCACGGCGACCGCCACCAGGACGCAGCTCGCCGCCAGCTCGCTCACCGCCGCCAGCTCGATCACCGCGGGCGCGACCGTCACCGAGCACGGCGTCGCCAACCTGACCGCCACCAGCTCGCTCACGGCCACGGCCAACGCGGGCAGCGGCGCAGGCGCGGACCTCGTCGCCCACGCGACGCTCACCGCGGCAGCCAGCGACACGGACCCGGCAGCGGCAGCCCTCACGGCCAGCAGCTCGCTGACCGCGGGCGCGACCCTCACCCGGCCCGCCGCCGCCCAGCTCACGGCCACCAGCTCCCTGACGCCCACCGGCCAGGTCACCAGGTTCGCCGCCGCGGCACTCGCCGCCAGCTCGACCCTCACGGCCACCGCCCAGAGCGGCAACGCCGGATCGGCCAGCCTGACCGCCGCCAGCTCGCTCACCGCGGCCAGCAGCATCACCGTCGTCTCGACGCTGTCGCTCACCGCGTTCAGCAGCCTCACCGCCGACGGCGCGATCACCCGGCCCGCAGCGGCAGACCTCACGGCCAGGAGCTCGCTCAGCAGCGACGCCCTCATCGAGTGGATGGCGGGCGTCCAGCTGGACGCCCAGAGCTCGCTCACCGCGGCAGCCTTCGTCGGCAGGCTCGGCGTCCCCGTCGCCCACCCGCGACTCGACCTCGACGCCCACATCAGCAGGCTCGGGCTCGACTCGCACACCAGCGGCCTCGCGCTCACCGTCCCGGCGAGCGGATTGGAGCTGACATGACGATCTTCACCGTCGGTGACACGTCGCCCGACCTCACCGGAACCCTCACCTCCGACGGAGCCCCCGCCAACTTGGCGGGGGCTTCGCTGTCGGTGCACATCCAGCGCCCCGGCGCCGGAGCAACCATCACCGCCGCCGCCGACATCGTCGACGCCGCGGCAGGCGCCTGGTCCTACACGTGGGCAACCAACGACCTCGACGCCACCGGCACGTGGGAAGTCGCAGTCGTCGTCACGTACGCCAGCGGCAAGGTCCAGACCTTCGGCCCCGAGACCTTCACGGTCCAGGCACAGCTCACCTGAGAGAGGGGCGCGGTCATGGCTGCCGGTCACGTCTACCACTGGAAGCACGGGTGGATTCCCCTCACCCACTTCGCCGCGCTCCAGAAGGCGCACGGCTCGCAGGCGGGCGCCGCCCGCTACCTGCACGCCTCTCACGAGGTCCACGGCAGCGAGTCGCCCGGCCACTACATCGGCGGCGTCGCCCTCTCGCCCGAGTCCGCGAAGACCCAGGCCACCCTCAAACAGAAGGGGCTGCGGCTCGGCTCGACCGTCTACTGGATGCACCCCGGTACCGGGCGGCAGACGAAGGCCAAGATCGTCGGCATCGAGCAGTCCGGCCACATCATCGTGGAGCACTCCGGCAACCGGAACGCGCTCATCGGCCACACCACCTACTCGGTGAAGCCGCACGAGGACGTGCCGTTCCAGGCGCCGTTCCGCAACCCGCACAGCCACACCGTCGTCGTCGAGCAGGACGAGCACGGCAACCCCATCGGCTACCGCCCGCGCGCCGCGTCGGCGCCGCGCACCACCGGGCGCACCGTCATCGAGCGGAACTTCCCACCCAAGAACATCGACGCCAAGCCGGACCTGACCCCGACCCCGTCGGGCGTCAGCCGCCCGCTGCCCAGCGAGTTCAAGCAGGTCGACCCGCGGGCTGCCCTCGCGGACGCCCACGTCACCACGGTGTCCCGCAACTACGAGGCCAGCAAGATCAAGCAGGCGTACCAGCTCGGCCACCACAAGGTCTTCATCCAGGCCCAGCTCACGAAGGACCAGACCCGCGGCCTCCTGCACGACATCAAGGAGACGCTGCACCAGGCGCACCCCACCGTAGGGGACAAGCCGGTCACGTTCCTCGTGCCCACCGGGGACCGCATCTTCCGGAGCCAGCGGAACGGCGGCACCGTCATGGGCTACGTCGTCCGCGGCGGGTCGACCATCAACATCAACCCGAAGGTCGCATCCGGCGAATACAAGGCCGAGCAGGCAGCCAAGGACGGGTTCCTCGCCCCGGCGTCGAAGGGTGCCTCGACCCGCAGGTACACGATCACCCACGAGCTCGGCCACGTCGTCGACAACTTCCACAGCCGCAGCCACGAGCACGGCATGTTCCACGAGGGTGTCTCGCACTTCCAGGACACCCGTGGTCAACTGTCGAAGTACGCAGCCACCAGCATCAGCGAGGGCTACGCCGAGGCGTTCGCCCAGCACCAGCTCGGCGGCGTCCACCACGGCAACCAGCACAAGATCGCGGAAGAGTACGCCCGCATCTACGGATGGAAGAAGGCGAAGTAGTCATGACGATGATCGAGACCGGCGAAGTCGACTGGAGCACCGCGTCCGACTCGATGGTCTACTTCGCCGCCGCCGACGGCATCCAAGCCGCCATCGAAGAGCAGCGCCGCCGCGAGCTGGAGCGCCGCACCACCCCGAACCAGAGCGAGTAGCAAGAAGCCCCACCGATCACCACTTCGGCGGGGCTTCGAGCGTCTGTGTGTCAGGCCACGTGCGGCAGCTCGTCCTCGACGTCGGAGAGCTGGACGCGCTTGAACATCTGCGACCCGGCGAGGGCCATGATCATCCCGACCAGGAACGCCAGGACGCCGGGGATGAGCAGCACGAGCGCGAGCGTCCGTGCACTGTCCGTCATGCCGTAGCACTCGGTCGTGTAGATGATGTCCGGGTTCGGAGAGAACCCCGAGCCGCAGTCGATGAACCCAGCCTGGTGCGAGAGAACGCCGACCATCGCACCGACCACGGAGAAGACGAAACCGACTGACGTGAGGATCACGGCAGCGAGCTTGGAACCGGTCATGCCATCGAGAGTAGGCACAGATCGCGGCACCTGAACAGGGGTCTCCGCATAGGTTGGGGTGTCAATCATGGTCACGAGACATCATGATACACCGTGACACGGTGAGATACAACAGGGAGACCCGGCCATGAAGTGGTCAGAGGACCCACACCGGAGGCGTGGACTCCCGGCCTCAGTCAAGGCGGGGGTGTCCCGCAGGGACGGTGGTAGGTGCCACGTATGCGGGCACACAGGTGGTGCCATGCACCTCGACCACGTCATCAACTACAAGCGCTGGGTCGACGAGCAGAGACCAGGCGACCCAGACCACGAGTCCAACCTAGGGCTCGCACACGCAGACCCATGTCCAACGTGCGGACGCGTCTGCCACACAGAGAAGACGCAGGCGGAGTCCAAAGCTGCCGTCGAGCTCATCACGCGTAAAGCAACGCGCCCCCTACCACGCACCCACCCCGGCCTCATCGAGTGAGCGCCCGCGTCGAACGCGACGCAGCAGTCCCTTCCACCACCCCCACGGGGAGGACCCCCCCGCCCCCCGGAACCCAAGCGTGGCCCGAAGTAGTGCTCGCGGTGCGCGCAAGTCTGGGGGATTTTCCCGACCCCTCCATAGGGAGAGCCCGCCATGTCCTTCAAGCGTGTCCTCGCGCCCCTCCTCGCCGCCCTGGTGGCCTTCTTCATGCTGCCCGCGTGCGCCAGCGCCGCCACGGCGCGCCACCACTACATCTCGAACCTCCACGGGTCGACCGCGCCTGCCGCGCTCGGCTACGACGTCTTCGACTCCAGCGAGTCGGGGCTGGCCTACCTGCCGTCCGGCGTGCAGGGGCTCGTCTGGCTCGGCCAGAAGTGCCCGACGCCCGCCGACGCGACGTTCAAGGCCGCGATCGACCGGATGAGCAAGAACCCCAAGGTCTTCGGCTACTACCTGTCCGACGAGCCGCACATCGCCTCGTGCCCGAACGGCCCCGCCGCGCTGCGTTCCCGCGCCGACTACATCCGCTCGAAGACCTCGACGCAGTGGACCTTCGTGACGTTCTCGAAGCAAGCCGACCTCAACGCGTTCAAGCCTGCCGTGACGCACGTGCACCTCGTCGGCCTGGACCCGTACCCGTGCTCCACCGCGCACCCGACCTGCGACCTGTCGAAGATCGCGGAGCGGATCGGGTGGGCCAACGCGGCGGGCATCGAGCGCTGGCGGGTCGTGCCGATCTTCCAGGCGTTCGGCCAGGAGAACACGGCGAGCCACTACTACAACCTGCCGACGGCCTCGCAGCTCCAGGCGATGTTGGACGAGTGGCACAAGTACGCGCCCTACCCGGTGTTCGACTACACGTACACGTGGGGCAACCAGAGCTCGGCCAACCCGACGCTCGTCGACAGCTCGGCGCTCCAGAGCGTCATGAAGACCCACAACGCGGCCTGACATGGACGCCGGAACGGAGCTCCTGCCCGGAGACGTCGTCCTGGTCCGCACCAACGGCCTCGCCGGGACCCTGATCCGGCTCGGCGCGGCTCTCCTGGACCGCCCGAACGTCCACAACCACGTCGCGATCGTCCACCACCGGGACGCCGCGGGGACGCTGTGGGGCATAGAGGCCCGGCCTGGTGGCGTCGGCTGGATCGACATGGAGGGCTACCTCGGGGACCCCTTCACGGTGTCGAACGCCGACCAGCCGAAGACCGACTCGCAGCGTGCGCAGATCGCCTCGGTGACCGAGTCGCTGTTGCGGACGCCGTACGACTGGTCCGCGATCGCCGTGGACGCGATGAAGGCCATCCGCGCCGACCGGCTGTGGAAGGCGAAGAGCTACGGCGAGGGCGAGGTGCCCGCGCAGGTCGTGTGCTCGTCGCTGGCCGACTACGTCTACGCGAGGGTCGGCCTCGCCAGTCCCGGCCTGATCGACGGTGACGCGATCCGCTTCACCACCCCCGCCGATTGGGACCTGTTCATCGACATGAAGGCATGGCTTCACGCGGCGGCGTGAAGCGGCCTGCCGAGTTTGCGCAGTGGTAGCGCCGCGGCTTCCAAACCCGCTCGCGGAGGTTCGATTCCTCCACTCGGTGCTCAGCAAGAGACCCCGGCGTGCACCGACAGGGTGCCGCCGACACCCCGACATGGGAGGGCCGAATCATGGCCGGACACGGCCCCGCACCGACGGGCAAGCGGTCGCGCGCACGCGACGAGAAGCCCGTCACTGAGCTCGTCGCCACCGGGGCGCTGTATGGCCCCGAGCTGCCCGACCCGAAGGTCGCGCTGCCGAAGGGCGAGAAGTGGCACCCGCAGACCGTCGCCTTCTGGGACGCGCTGCGCCGGTCGCCGCTCATGGCAAACGAGGACGACCTGTCCTGGTCGGTCCTCCTGGACACCGCCTTCATGCACCACAAGATGTGGCAGCACGGGCGCTGGGACTTCGCTGCGGAGCTGCGTCTGCGGCTCGCGAAGTACGGCGCCACCCCGGAGGACAAGGCCCGCCTGCGGATCAAGGTCGTCACCCCGCCCCCGGCGCCGTCCCTGACGGGCAGCGGCGAGGGCAAGGTCACCGACATCCGCTCGCGCCGAGCTCGGCTGACCGAGCAGTCGGAGTAACCGGCCATGCCGCACCTCCTGGTGACGGCGAAGGCGCACGACCGGAACCGGACGCTCGGCTGGCTGGCCGTCGCGTGGATCGAGCACTACCTGGTCTACGGGCGCGGCGACGTCATCGGGCAGCCGGTGAAGCTCACCGACGAGATGGCGCAGTTCATCGTCGACTGCTACGCGCTCGACGAGGACGGCAGGCGCCTCTACGACTCGGTCTTCCTGTCCCGCCCGAAGGGCTGCGACAAGTCGGGCGTCGCGAGCTACATCGCGATGTTCGAGGCGTTCGGCCCGTGCCGCGGGACCGGGGAGTTCGCTGTCGGCGGCGAGGTGTACGAGAACGCCACGCTCGGCAACGACGGCACCCCGTTCCGGTACGAGTACGAGGAGGGCGACCCGATCGGACGCCACGTCACCTCGCCGTTCCTTCGCTGCCTCGCGACCGAAGAGGGTCAGGTCGGCAACGTCTACGACTCGATCTACTTCAACCTGACCGAAGGCCCGCTCGCCGCCGAGATGACCCGCGCGACCGACGCCGGTCTGACCCGCGTGTTCCTGCCGAGGACGGGCGAGATCAGGCCGTCGACGAGCTCGTCGGCGTCGAAGGATGGCGGTCTGGAGACGTGGGTCGACTTCGACGAGACCCACCTCTACACGACGCCGGAGCTGCGCCGCACGTACGCCGTGGTGAAGCGCAACCTCCGCAAGCGCAAGAAGATCGCGGAGACCTGGTACCTCGAAACGACGACGATGTACGCGCCGGGCGAGGACTCGGTCGCGGAGTCGACGTACAAGATCGGTGAGCTGATCCAAGAGGGGAAGCTGAAACGCGACCGGCTCCTCCTGGACCACCGTTGGGGCGAGATCGACCCGGATGACCTCGGGGACGAGGAGAAGCTGCGGAAGGCGCTCACCGACGCGTACGGCGAAGCGCTCCTGTGGAACGACCTCGACGGCCTCGTCAACGAGGTCTACGACCCCGAGTCGGACATCAGCGACTCGATCCGGTACTTCCTCAACGACCGGTACTCGCCCGGCAGCTCGTGGCTCAACGAGTCCGACATCCGCGGCGTCACCGACGAGGAGAAGCGGGTCCTGCCCGGCGAGGCCATCACGCTCGGGCTCGACGGCTCGCGCGGTCGAGCCCGCGGGAAGCCGGACGCGACGGCCCTGATCGGCTGCCGCGTCTCCGACGGCCACCTGTTCGAGCTCGGCGTCTGGGAGGCGCCGGACATCCAGTCGCAGTGGAAGGATTGGGAGCCCTCGATCGTCGAGGTCGAGGCGGCGTTGCTGCGGGCGTTCAACACGTACGACGTCGTCGGCTTCTACGCCGACCCGGCGAAGGACTGGCGCTCTCACGTGAACGCGTGGGAGGCGAAGTGGGGTCCGCGGTGCCGGTTGAAGGCCGGGGCGAACCACCCGTTCGAGTGGTGGATGACCGGTGGCCGCGCGTCCCTCGTGGAGCGGGCCGTTGAACAGCTCGAAGGTGCGATCCGCAAGCGGGACATCACCATCTCGGGCGAGTTCCGCCTGGTCCAGCACCTCCGCAACGCCCGGCGCCGGATCACCAACGGGAAGCTCGCGCTCGGCAAAGAGAACGACTACTCCCCGCACAAGATCGACGCCGCTGTCGCTGCGGTGCTCGCCTACCAGGCGCGTCTGGACGCGCTCGCCAAGGGTTTCGGCACGCAGAAGGCCGCGACCCTCATCCGTGCACGTTGAGAGGGGTGGTGAGTCGTGGCACTCGACATTCAGACCCCCGGCACGCCCGGCTGGTGGATGAACCGGCTCGCGATGAAGCTCCAGCGGGAGAACCGCCGCTACGCCGTCCTCGACGCCTACGCGAACGGGCGACCCCCGCTCGCGTGGGGGTCGGAGGACGTGCGGAAGAACTTCTACCGGTTCCAGAAGATGTCGAAGACGACCTTCGCGGACGTCATCGTCGAGGCCCCTTGCATGCGGCTCGGGCTCCGCTCGGTCACGACCGGCGCGGACAGCAACGCCAACGGGGACCCGGTCGCATGGAACCTGTTGAACGCCAACGGGATTCCGGCCCTGTTCGCTGACGGGGCGCGGCTGGCGAAGCGGTTCGGCGTGTCCTACCTCGCGACGGCCATGCCGGACGTCGAGGGCGGCAACTCGATCATCACGATCGAGGACCCGCGGCAGATGACCGTCGAGACCCACCCGTTCCGCACGACGGAGCCGGTGGCCGCGTTCAAGCTCTACTACGACCCGAGCTCGCAGCTCGACATCGCGATCCTGTGGCTGCCGGGTGAGAAGTGGGTCGCCACCCGCCCGCGTCCGCTCGCGATCGGGCGGCAGTACCGCTCCGGCGCGGGCCACCTCCTCGGTCGCCCCGAGCCGGTGCCGGTGCGCTTCGCGGCGAGCTCGTTCGACCTGGCGCCCATGCGCGACCCGGAGTCGGAGACGGAGGCGCAGGCGGCTGCCGAGCCGATCCCCGGTGGCCTCTACTCGGAGCGGTACGACGACCAGGAGATTCCGGTCGACGTCCTCGGGAACCGCGACCTCGTGGGCGAGTTCGAGCTGCACACCGATCTCCTGGACCGGATCAACCACATCATCCTCCAGCGCGTCGTCATCGCGACCCTCCAGGCGTTCCGCCAGCGGGCGTTGAAGCAATCGGCGCAGCCGGGCGTCAACCCGCTGCCGAAGTACGACAAAGAAGGCAAGGAGATCGACTACTCCGACATCCTGGAGTCGGGTCCTGACGCGGTGTGGCTCCTGCCGCCCGGCGCGGACCTGTGGGAGTCGGCGCAGACCGAGCTCACCGGCATCCTGTCGGCGGTCAAGGACGACGTGCTGCACCTGTCGGCGGTCACCTTCACGCCGATGTCGATGTTCACGCCGGACGCCGCCACCCAGACCGCGGAGGGCGCGCAGCTCTCCCGCGAGGGCCTGGTGTTCAAGGTCGAGGACTTCCAGCGCCGCGCCCAGCTCCCTCTCGCCCGCACGATCGCTCGCGCGTTCCGCTACATGGGCGACGAAACCCGCGGCGACGCGTCGCAGATCGCCGTCCAGTGGATGCCCGCCGACCGGCCCTCCCTCGCGGAGATGGGCTCGGCGGCGTCGCAGGTGATGGGGACCCTGACGTGGGAGCAGACGCAGGAGATCGTCTGGCAGCAGACCCCGGCCCAAATCGCGGTCGCGAAGGCTCAGCGGGCCGAGGACATGGTGCTCGCGCAGCAGCAGGCCGCACTCGAAGCCGCGCAGAAGGCACAGGCGGCGCCGTCCCGGCCCCAGGAGCCCGCCGCAGGCCCGCGCCCGTCTCCGAGTGCCCAGCCGGGCTCTCCGGGCCGTGGTGAGCCGCGTGGCAACGCCTGACGTCCAGCAGACCCGGACGATGGTGGCCGCGAACGGTCAGGCCCGCGCCGTCCTCGTGACGAACCTCGTCCTCCAGGTCCAGGCGATGCTCGCGAGCTTTCAGCTCTGGTACAGCGACACGGCGGTCGCGGAGCTGGCCGACCGGATCGCCCAGCTCGTCATTCCGACGCAGCGGGTGGCCGCGTCGCAGGCCGACGCCTACCTCGCCCAGATCGCCAGCGCCTCCGGTCGGACCTTCCAGCCCGTCGGCCCCGTCGATGTGACGGGGCTGAGGGCCGGGGTCACCTCGCAGGAGGCGTACCAGCGCCTCGGTGAGCAGTTCCGGTACATCCGCTCGACCGGCGAGCCCCCGGAGGCGGCGCTGGCGTCGACGGCGAACCGGGCCGCGGTCATGAACGACACCGACGTCGCCTTGGCGTCCCGCGCGCAGGCGCAGGCGTTCATGCAAGCCCACGGCATCGGCTCGTACCGGCGCGTGATCCACCCGGAGCTCGCCCACGCGACCGGCGTGTGCGGCATGTGCGTGGGAGCGGCAGCCAGCCCGGTCCCCGCGGACAGGCCGCTGGCGCTGCACGGGCGCTGCCACTGCACCGAGGTGCCGATCATCGGCAGCCACGACCCCGGCCACGCGCTCAACCAGGCCGACCTCGCGGACCTCCGCGACCAGGGGCTCACGCCCGAGGCGCAGCCGTACCGGATCACCCGGCACGGCGAGCTCGGGCCGCAGCTCACCCCGAAGACCCCGTCGACGCGGCAGGCGTGACGGTCCACACACCCGACATGGGAGAAGAGATGCACGATCAGCCCTACAAGACGTACCTGTCCGGCATCGCCGGACGCTTCGACTTCGACGCGGTCCTGGCCGACCACAAGGCGTTCTTCGGTGACGCCCGCATGGAAGAGGGCGGCGACGGTGGAGCGGGCGGAGAGGGCGGCGCCACCGGCACGGGAACCGCCGCCACCCAGACCCAGACCGCGACGGACCTCGGCTTCCCCGCCGAGACCCCGGTCAAGGACATGACCGTCGACCAGCAGGCCGCGTACTGGAAGCACCAGTCGCGCAAGCATGAGGAGCGCTACAAGGCGTTCGGGGACCTCACCCCGGAGACGCTGCAAGCGCTCCGGGAGAAGGCCGACCAGCACGACGCGCTCGAACGCGAGCTCATGTCCGACAAGGACAAGGCCATCGCGGACGCGAAGGACGCGGCGACGGCGGAGGCTACCGCCAAGTTCGCGGAGAAGCTGGTCAAGGCCGAGTTCAAGTCGGCGTCGGCGGGTCGCCTCGACGCAGACCGGTTGAAGGCGGTCCTCGAACCCCTCGACCTGACGCGGTTCCTCGACAAGAACGGCGACGTCGACGAGGCGAAGGTCGCCTCCTACGTCGACAGCATCGCCCCCAAGTCCACGGCCCCCGCACCGCGCGGGCCGTCGGCCACCGGCCTCGGCGCCGCGCCGCACGCTCCCGCAGAGCGTGGCGCGCAGGGCAAGGCAATGGCCGAGAAGCGTTTCGGAAAGGCCGCTGCGAACTAGAAATCGCCGGCTCTCGATGAGACCAAACCCCTTGCGCTGCAAGGGGTTTGGTCATTTCCGAAGCAATAGGCCCGTCATGGGCTGACCCCCGTCACGGTGGGTCCTTTTCCAATCCCCAGCGCTGACTACACAGAAAGGGTCGGTCATGACTGACATCAGCGTCCACGTCCAGCAGCTCCGCCCGGAGAACCTCTCCTGGGACCTCACGCCCGACGAGCACCAGGCGTACGTGGAGGGCGGCACCCTCGACGTCGCCGCCTTCACGCAGGCGGACCACTACCCGAACGGGTTCATCCCCTCGGGCATCGTCCTCGCGCTCAACCCGGCAGGGCACCTCGCCCCGTACCTCAACTCCGCCGTCGACAGCACCAACGTCGCCGTCGGCATCCTCCGCGCGTCCATCCAGGTCATCCGCCCGGACGGCAGCACGAAGGGTCTCATCGGCGCCGCCGTGATGAAGGCGTTCGGCGTCGTGTCCGAGTCGAAGCTGCCCATCGCCAACACGGTGACCACGGGCGGCTATATCGACGCCACGGGCAAGACGGACCTCGCCCACATCCACTTCGCGGCCTGACCGGGCGCGCGGAAACGACTGACAGAGAAAGGAACTCGTCATGGCAATCGTCTACGACGGCCCGGTCCTGCCGTACGACCTCACGACCTTCGTGCGGTCCGTCCCGCAGCCGCAGCAGTTCATCCTCAACCAGCTCCTCCCGGACGTGCACCTCGGTGTCAACCGGGTGGACGTCGGCATGATCACGCGTACGAACCGCACCGCCCGGTTCCGCGCGTACGACGCTGGCGTGCACCGTGCGGTGCGCGACGTCGCGCAGCTCACCACGGTCGAGCTGCCGCCGCTGTCCGACTCGCTCTCGATGGGTGAGCTGGAGCGGTTGAAGCTGGAGTTCGCCCGCACGGGCGGCACCAACCAGGACGTCTTCATCAACGCGATCTACAACGACGCCGAGGTGCTGACGCGCAACGTCCTCAACCGCATGGAGCTCGCCCGTGGTGACGTCCTCACCGACGGCAAGTTCACGCTCACGGCGGAGGGTGGCCTGACCCTGGAGGCCGACTACGGCGTCCCGGCTGGCAACTTCGTCACGCCCGGCACCCTGTGGTCGACGACCGCGACGTCGGACATCCTCACCGACCTGAACGACTGGGTCACGTACTACATCGACCTCAACGGCTACGCGCCCGAGTCCATGTGGATCAGCCGTCAGACGCTCAGCTACATGCTCCAGAACACGGCCCTCCGCCAGTCGGCGGGCACGCTCCTCGGGGCTGCCTCGTTCCTGTCCCGCGCCCAGCTCGACGCTGCCCTGGAGAACCACCAGATGCCGCGCATCGCTGGCGTGTACGACGCGAACGTCGACGTCGACGGCACCGCGACCCGGACCGTCCCGGCCAACAAGGTCATCTTCACGCCGCCGCAGGGCGTGCCCTTCGGGCGCACCGTGTGGGGCGTCACGGCGACCGCCCTGGAGCTCGTCAGCTCCAACGAGTCGGACATGTCCTTCGAGGACGCGCCCGGCATCGTCGGCGTCGTCGAGAAGGACGGCCCGCCCTACCGCGAGTTCACGTTCGTCGACGCCGTCGGCATGCCGGTGATCGACAACCCGAACGCCCTCATGGTGGCGACCGTCTCCTGACCCTGATCGGAGGTGCGGCGATGGCGCGTCGACTCGCGCACACCGTCCACGTCCGCGTCTTCGGCACGACCGAGGGCGGGGACAAGTACCTCGACCGGGTGGAGATGTTCGTCCGCGGGAGCGAGCTGCCCGAGTGGGCAGTTCCTCTCGTGGGCGACCACGTGTACGAGCCGGGGGAGGCTCCCGAAGCCTCCCCCGCGCCCGTGCCGGAGCCCGACGAGGACCCGGAGCCGGACGAAGAGCCGGACGACGAAGACCCGCCCACGCCCCCCGCGGGGAACGCCTCGGTCGGCGCGTGGCGCGACTACGCGATCAAGGCCCGCGGCGCCGACGCGAAGACCGTGCTCGGCATGAGCCGGGCCCAGCTCCGCTCGACGTACGGCAACTGATCCGAGGGAGGACGCCACATGCCTGCCAAGAACCTGTGCACCGCAGACGACGTCGCAGACCTGTGGCGTCCCCCCGTCGACGACACGGAGCGCGCGAAGATCGACCGCCTCATCGGCAAGGCGTCCGCGTTGCTCCGCCAGAAGCTTCCGTCCGTCGACGCGCGGATCGCGACCTTCGCGACCACGCCGACGGACGTCTCGGCACTGGACCCCGACACCGTCGCCGCCGTCGTGGCGACCGTGGTGAAGCGGTTCCTGTCGAACCCCGACGGCACCACCCACGTCTCGAAGACCCTCGGCGGCGCGAGCGTCAGCTACGGCTATGCACTCCGCGGCGACCGCGACGTCCGCGGCGAGCTCATCGTCACCGACGACGACCTGACGAAGCTCGAAGCCCCGACCTCCTCGAAGCCCTGGATCGCGAGCGTCACGACGAAGCACCGCCTCGCGCCCAGCTCGACCCGCGACGCCATCGACGACGAGTTCATCGCCTCCGACGGCGGCTTCGACTCGCCCCCGGACACGTGGCTCGGGGTCCTCCCATGATCGACCTCGACTTCCAGCTCCACACCGTCCAGGTGGAGACGTACAAGGGCGTCGGCCCGACCGGCGACCTGTACGACCCGCCCGTCAACGTCGTCGGCCTGTACGACGCCGGGATGTCCGAGCAGAAGGAGCCGGGCGGCACCGAGCTCGTGGAGCGCTCGTCGTTCTACGGCAACCAGGAGGACGCGGCGAAGTTCGTGCCGAAGTCCCGCGTGACCTACGCCGGGCGAGTCTCCCTCGTCGAGCAGGTCTTCATGCACGACGGCGGCTCCCTGTCGCAGTTCGGCATGGTCTCCCACATCCAGGTGATCCTCGTATGAGGGGCGACATCCGGTGGGAGGGCGACCTGATCGCGAACCTCGAACGGATCGCGGAGGCGTCCCGCTTCACTGCGGAGGACGCCGCCGAGGGCGGGACCATCGTCCTCGCCCGCTCCGACGAGCTCGTCCCGAAGGCGCCGAAGAAGCCCTCCGACGACACGGCGTCCCTCGTGTCCGCCGGCTACGTGAAGCTGCACGGCAACGACGGCGCGGCCATCGGCTACAGCTCCGTCTACGCCCACTGGATTCACGAGCACACGTGGTTCCACCACCCGCACGGCGGGCAGGCGAAGTTCCTCGAAACGGCCATGTTGGAGAAGGGCCGGGAGGCCGTCAACAGGGCCGGTGAGCACTTCTTCGGGAGGCTGTGATGTCCGGGTTCACCTCCGACCTCCTGTTGGGGCTCGCGCAGTACGTCAGCGACGCCGGGGTGGGCATCTACCGGCCCGCAGGCGGCTACCTCGCCTCTGACACGGCCATCGTCATCAAGGGGCTCCCAGACGCCCCGGACCGGGCCATCTCTCTGACCTCGTACGCGACGACCGACATGGTCAAGATCAACCAGACGAGTGTGCGAGTGCAGTTCTGGTTCAGGGGAATCCCCAACAACACCCTCGACGTCGACGACCTCGCTGACGCCCTGTTCGAGCTCATCCAGGGCATGGAGAACCGTGACTTCGGCACCGCCCACGTCATCCAGGCGTACCGGGTGTCCTCCGGCCAGCTCGGCATCGACACCAACAACCGCTCGCAGCGCTCGGACAACTACCAGTTCGACCTGAATGTGCCGCCGACCTCTGGTCGACCGGACTAACAGCCCGCTCAACCCCATCCCTCGACCCGTCGCCGCAAGGGCTCCGGGCGATTCCGCATGCCTGTAAGGAGGCAGTTCTCATGGGAGTTTCCGCCCTTGCACGCCGGTATCAGATCGACGTGTCTTCCGATGGGACGACGTGGACCCAGCTCCTCGGCGTCACCGACTTCAACCCGCAGATCACCCCGCAGCTCCAGGACTCGTCGACGTACGACTCCGACGGCTGGGGGTCCTCCGAGATCACCATGAACAAGTGGTCGGCGGCGATCAAGGTGCTCCGCCAGACCAGCGGCGGCGTCTTCGACCCCGGTCAGGAGCTCGTCCGTGCCCGCGTCGCGCAGTTCGGGGACAACGCCCGCATCTACGTCCGCTGGTACGACAACTCCGGCGCCCCCGAGGCGTACAGCGGTCGCGCCATCGTCGAGTTCAACCGCTCGAAGACCGGCGTGTCCGACCTCGACGAGGCGTCCATCACCCTGACCGGTGACGGCGCGCTGACCCCGATCAGCAACCCGTACGCCCCGTCCGTGGTCCCGACCATCCTGTCGGCCACGCCGTCCGGGGTCGCCGCTGGCGGTCAGGTGGAGATCACCGGTACCGGCTTCACCGGCACCGTCGCCACGACCGGCGTCAAGTTCGGCGGCGTCAACGCGACCTCGTGGATCGTCCTCTCGGACAGCGTCATCGTCGCCGTCATGCCCGCGGGCTCGGCGGGTTCCGCGGCGGTCGTCGTCACGAACGCGACCGGCGCCTCCGCGTCCTTCCCGTACACGCGCGGCTGACCCGCGCCCTGATCGTGGTCGGCCCGGCGATGGGCTGCGCCGGGCCGACCACTCAACAGCCCCCTCAGCCCGAGTTCGGAGACAACACTCATGGCACTGCGCCCATACGAAGAGCTCGCGCCCGAGCCGCTGGCGTTCCCGATCAATGGCAAGGTCTACACGGTCCCGCCCGTGGGCTACCGCGAGGGGCTTCGCCTCACCGAGATGATCCAGACCGGCCCGACCGGGAAGTTCGAGGAGTCCGCCGAAGACGTGTGGCGGATGGTCCTCGGCC